CCACCACTCCTTGAGACCCAGGGTATCCTGGATGCCGTGGGCTGCACGCTCGTAGACACGCAGCTGCTCAGCGTTCATGGTGTCGTGAAGGGTCGTGGGAAACTCACCCTTCTCACTACGGTAGATGGTCATGGTAGATACTCCTTTCAGATTGTCGGAGGACACCGCGTGGCTGTACGCATCCTCTTATTATACCTATTATACTGCAATGCCCACGGTAACTACACCATAGCTTTAGAAGAGGAACACCGCGCATGGCTTGATGAATACAGGCCATGCATGAAACATGGCCTGTAGATATGCCGGGGCTCGGAGCTGTTGGGAACCTTAGTGGCTGGTTAGTGGTCAGTGGCAAATGTGCCGTCCGGACGATTGGCTCCATCCTTTTCGTTATCCAGCCAAAGATCGATGATGAACGTGATGGCATCCCGGTAGATCGACCTAGGCAGCAGATCCATTGTGATGCCGATAGTTGAGGTGGACTTCAGGATGGCTTCGATGGACTCAGCAGTGATGCAGGCGCGACTGTACGAAGAGCACCGGACCTGCTCAATGGAGTACTCATGGGTGGTCATGTGCTTCTTGATGATCGGCCCAACCAGATCGTAGCAGGTCACATTGAGGTACTCATCGATGAACATGGTCGGAACTGCATAGACCTCATAGCTTCCACCACCGGTCAGATCGGCAGCCTCTTCAGCCATCTGCAACTCAGCATAGGCTTCCAAGGCCTGTACGACCTGGTCATTGTCGTGGCACTCAGCAGACCCTACATACATACGGACTGCATTCTTCAGCATCTGGATATTCATGGTAGCTTCCTTTCTGACAGCCGGCAGATTTGGGCCTAGGCCCTCAGCCATCATACCTATTATACTGCTTTATGCACGGTATATACACCACAGCTTAAGCCCTTGTATACCGTGCGTACAGATATGACAAATGGGAGACTACCAGTAGATAGCTCCCACTTGTGCATAGATGCATTTGGCGCCGCGGCGCAGTGGTCAGTCGACGAGCATCGGAATGATGAGGGCCTCATCAGTGAAGCAGAGCTGGCAGAAGGTGCTAATGACAACGCCCGCAGAGTAGCCGCGGCGCACGCCCGCCTCGACGGCATTACGCAGCAGCGCCTTGAAATAGGGGTAGTCAGGCTCAGGCTGCCACAGTGCCTCATAGGCGAGCGGAGCGCCACAGTAGATAGGCACTGCGTCTTTGACACCAGAGGCCTGCAACTGACGTACAGCATCAACGATGCCGGCATTCATCTCGTACATGGTGCAACCACCTTTCGTAAGTTCAGGAGCACAAGTGCCCTTGCACTCACTGTACCTTTATTATAACACAAATCGCATGGTAGTTACACCACTTCTTTGTCTTTGGACTCACGCGGTCCATAGGTCGCAGCGGCGCAGCATCAAAGAGTAGACTCATCACTACCAGAATCAGAACCACGCTGACCACAGTGGAAAGCATGCTCGTAGCATTCCTGGCAGTACCACTCTACCTCGACTGCACCAAGAACACCGGTAGACACACAGCGCCACCGAGGATCGTTACGGGCCTCATCCAACGTGACAGTAGTGCCACAGACAGGACAGGTCACCTTAGCTGAAGAATCAGTAGTCATCCAGATCATCACCTCGCTCTCTATCAGTGGTATCAGTATTGGTAGTAGGCCTGGGCGATGTAGCTGCACTGTCCATGATCTTACCGACCAGTAGCTGTGTGACCAAACCGTCCAGTAGCTTGAGTGCACTGGCTGCAGCTAGGGTTTCCGGCATGCCATGCTTGATGAGTGACGTATAAAAGCCGGCCAGCATTTCGGCCATCGGTTCCATAGACTTCGCTTTGCTCCGTAGTAAAGCCTCCAGTAGTGTAGCTGTGACCTCAACCTTCGGCTGCTCACCCTGGCCAGGGGCAGGAGCAGGATTGGGCTTAGGTCTCCCCGGCATTGATGAATGCCACCTCCCTCTCTTCTACGAGGACGAACCTGTAGCGCTGCAGCTTCTTATCATGCAGCAAATAACGGTCAGGAGTAGCTGAGATGAACTCAGAAACTGGGCGAACGAAGAACCAGTCAGGGTGCTTAGGGTTCAAGGACTGGTAGACAACTACGTCCATACCATCCAGGCGCTGCGGCGTGCCGTCGTCCTCCAGCTCAAGGGCTGTGGCCATTTTAGCCAGGGCGACTACCCGATAGTAGTTACCCTTGAAGTGGCGATAAATCTGGCCCACGACGAGCGGGGTCTTGCCATCCTCAGCATAAGCAGTGGCTACGTACTTGGCATCATTGAGCGGCGTGTTGCCGTCTTGGAAGATGACGTTCTTATCGAAGCCGTACCAGTCGCCCAGGACATCAGCGATACGCTTCATTGTGTGGTCGTCGAAGTGCGGGGCAAGTACGCTGAGTAGATCTTCGTGGATGTCGCGAACCACTGCCTCAACCGTGTGCAGGTCGGGTTCCTTGTGGCCCTCAGCCCAGATCTGTGCATCGCTCATACGCCGGACCCGCTCAGCATACGCGTGGATCGCCGGATTGCTGTTAGGACGCTTCGCTTTAGCCCCAGCCTTGCGGCGCTGCTTACGATTCATAGAGGTCAAAGGCACGTTGGTAGATGCTGCAGTGCGCTTCGTTAAAGCAGTGAGGCTTTCAGCTTGTGAGGGATCATAAGGTATCTCCGGCAGCTTAACGTCGGGCAGCCCCATAGTTGGGCCCGTACTGCCAGCACTTGCCTTGTCTGCAAGCTCAGCAGCAAGCTCCTGGAGGCGCTTCAGGCCATCACTATTCATACTTCACTGCCTCCTTTAACCAGCCAAGCCACTCAGCAGCGGTTGGCTTCAGGTAGTCAGGGTTGATCTGCTTTGCAATGTCAGGCAGGCGGTATGCCAGGAAATCTGCGAGCTCCTCATTACTTAAGGAACGGAACATGTCAGCGTGGTTAGCCGGCCTTATGCTGTTAGTAGCTTTCTTGACGCCGCGATGAAAACCGCGTAGATAGGCTTTACGGATCGCAGCGTCGGTCTGCGTCAGCAAGTCCAGGCAGTCATACTGCACATAGTTACTTGCTACAATGTCAACCTTCTGGTTGGTTTCAGGCATGGGCTTCCTCCTTGGCAATATGCTTTGCTCGTGCCAGTAAATCGTTGTTGAGAAACAGCTCCATCTCATTGAAGGCATCGTCAACGAAATACTGGCACATGTTGTTAGATACAACCGCATCGAGCAGCCGGGTGTAGCTGATCATCTTCTTGATCTGGGTAATACTGGTACTGTGGATATGCATGCCCTTGATGCTCAGGACGAGCATATCACCATCATGCGCATCATTTGGCTTCTCGATGTAAACCTCAAAGCAGACTGCAAACGATGGGTTAGCAAAGGCAGCTTTACGGCTGGTTGCAAAGCCGTAGACCACATTGACGAAATGTTCACTTGCAAGCATTAGTATCCTCCTTTTTTGTCTTTCAGAACGCTGTGTCTCTCAGATCAGCGAGTGCATCTTCCATTTTGTCCAGCGTCTCGGCTCCCACGCAGTCCATCGTGCATGTCTCTCCGACCTGGCAGCGCCTTTTCGCATGTCTGCAGCTGCACATTCCTCCGATAACTTTTTTCTGCCCAGCTGTGCAATATTTCTTATCCCTGTAGATTTCGCAGTATTCCCGCGCACACCAGCTCATGCTCCATCTCCCTCCTTATCTGCTGGGATGACTATAGGGGTCGGAAGGATTTTGTCGAAGAAGTGACGTAGAAACTCCATATGGAATTCCGTTTCTTCCGGATCATTTTCTTCTGACAGCTTCTTGCACCCATCAAGGAATGCATCAAGGTCAATCAGCCGTCCATGCAGTGGAATGGGACTCGCTGTTCCAAGGTGAGGCACACCAAACTGAGAGGTTACCTCCCCATCAGGGAAAATCACCACACAGATTGCATTTTCCTTTGGCATCTCCAGGCCAGTTATTAAGATACTCATTTGTCACTCTTTACCTCCTCCGCAATATATTCTGCCGCCTTCCCTTCAGCGCGGCCTTTGCCTCCTCCCAGGTGAGAAATATATCCTGGCCAAATTGAGATGCAGAAACAAATGTATCGAGTTTTAAGTCGTGACTTATTCCGTCCGATAGTTCGTATGCTCGGATTTGAAGCCCACTTTTATCGAAATTTACATAAGAGAATCCGATACAGACGTATTCGTTAATTCGATCAGGTCTACCATAGGTTTCTTTGATTGCTCTATAAAATTTATCCCCGACCTTACACGGCGGAATCACAAGCCGACCCTGCTCCTCCATTTCTTCAAACGCAATGAGCTTCCCATGTGACACACGCATGATTTCCATCTCATCAGGCGTAAAGTATCTTCTTTTACGTTCGATGATTTCGCCAAGTGCCTTGCTGCATTTAATCATTCTCCTGCCCTCCATCCTTGCGCTCACCCCATTTGCAGAAGAAATCCGAATCATTAGGGCAATTCCTTCTCCACTTGTGGCAGTAGTGATATTGGCTTTCACCGTCATGGTGTATGCACTCACAGCATCTGACCACCTCCGCCACATCGGCGGCTGGTACGCTGTCGATCATCGCCGCAAACGTCCGGTTTATCGCCGGGGCGTACTTAGGCTGGAACACCTTATGAACATCAGAGCGTCTCACGAAATCGTCAGCCATAGTCCTACCCTCCATATCCACGCATACTTAGCGCCATCATCAGAGATGCTTCTTTCGGGTACTTTTGCACAAAGGCACTCATTATTGCGCCTCTCAGTTCGGATTGAGACATCTTTTTCGGCTTGGGCGGCAGTTTTCCTTCCTTTGCGGCAATGGCGGTTGGATTATGCTTGTGCTGTCCCATCATTGCCCTCTGTCCTTACGCACACGATACCGATTGCAGTACTGTGGCGGTTCATCGAAGGGGCCTCTACAGTGGCAAAGATATTTGTACGAGCTTCTTTTCTTTGTTATCAAATTGCTACAGGTGTCGCATGGTATCTCTGGGCGGTTTTTTCGCACCATTACTACCGTTGCCGTGATAAAACACCAGACACAAGCCACAGCCTCTACAACCAAACAGATTGTTTTAACCATCCTGTCCTCCGTCCTTACGCTTGCCCTTTGAGCAATAACCATCTGCATCGAAGTCAATACATATCCCTTTACAAAGGTCATTTTCTCCGCGCCAGTAAATGCACTCCCGGCATCTGACCACCTCCACCACATCAGAGGTGGGAACTGTGTCAAGTACATCTATTGCCTGCTGACAAGCTTGAGAGCGAAAATAAGGATTACTGAAGGAATCATGACGAAGATATTCTTTAGCTACTTTAACGCTGATATATTTATCCATTTTATAACCCTCTATATTTGCTTCTGGCATCACAGCCCACATTTACTAATTGCTCACCTGCAGGTGTTAGTATCCTCCTTTTGCTGTTTCTGGTATGCAGCCCTGGCTTCTTTGCAGGGCCAGCAGTACCGCATCTCATACGCTACGTGACATTCGATTGGGCCGAATGGGCACAGCGGCTCTGGCTCATGCTTTTGCAGCTGCAGTCTGAGCCATTCACTGTAGCCACTAGGTATTGTCTTCATCGTCTTCGCCTTCCTCATCCAGCTCCTGAGATGCCCACTGATCTTCATAATCGTCGAACGCCTTCAGAATGCGATTGAGTACATTCTTATAGGTGTCATCATAGATAGGCAGGAACGTTGTGGGGTCGGTGCCTACCTGCGGCCGATACTTTGCTTTGAGGCTTTCGTATACAGTCTCCTGTAGATAGTCAGGCGTGAGGCCGGCCAGCCTAAGTGCATGAATATCCATTTCGAGCCAGCGCTGCAGGTCCTTTGGCAAATCCATCTCTTCAGGCTGGAGCGCCGGGGCCATGGGCTTTGTGGACACTTTGGTGTCTGTGGGCTTGCCCAGCTCTCCGGGCGTCGTACCATAGAAGCTACTGAGGGATTCCACATAGGTATCGACCGTACTTGGCACGATACTCTGGGGCCCCTGCTTATTGGACAATGGCGTGCTGTAGCCATGTGCCTCAAGCAGCTTATACAACGATTCGATCTTCTCGATCTCGCTGACCAGACTATCCCAGTAGTTCATCTGGAACGCCGGGACGCCGTAGCGATTCTCCTCAGGGTTCCAATACTTCTGACGCTCGGCGCACAGACGGCGATAGGTCGAGTTAATGTTCTCGCACTGCCTACAGATACGAAAACGGCCCTCGGTACCTTTCTGCCTGCTGTAGGTGTAGCGCCTAAAAGCGTCAGCACTTTTCAGGACGCCACACTGCTTGCAGCGTTTCATTTCACTCATTTTGCTTCCTCCATCAGAATCTTGCGCAGCAGCGACCGCAAAGTGTTGAAGTCACTAGATGCCTCACAGTAGCCCGCCTGGTAGCCCCTCTGGTAGCCGCTATCATATGTTGCTTGCTTGTTCCGCTCCAGAGTCCTGTTCGCATGGTAGATACCATTGTTAAATGACACTTTTACGAGCTCAAGCACTCGGCTGCCAGTATACGTCTTGCTGGGATCTATGGTTTCCCCATCCACACGGAGCTTCTCATGTGTCATCTTCATCCTCCCACAAAGCGTTCCAGCAGTCAGGGCAGAGCCCAGAGATCAGGAACTCACGATCCTCGGCGCTCAGCTCAGGGAACGCATCCTGGATAAGCATTCCACTACGCCATGCGAGGACCCGCTCGGGCTGCAAGTGGTAAACCTTCTTTGTGCCGCAGCAGGCACACTTGACTTCTTTCTCCATCAGGATCACTTCATCAGGCATGCTTGTCACACTCCTTTCGCATTTGGTTGCCACAGTACCTGCAGTAGTTGTCATAGCGGTTCACACTACGACCACAGTGCGGGCAGCGGCGGACCGTTTCGCCTACTCCGTCACGCTTGCTAACGTACGGGCGACCACAGGTCGGGCAGAACTTTTCGCTGGATTCCATGGTACTCCTCCTCTGTATGTTATTTGTTATACCTCAGTCTACGGGACATGAGATTGCAGACCTTACATTCGTTCCGATACCGCTCAGTCCCATTATGGTCCGTATACTTGTAGAACTCGGACAGTGGCTTCTCGACACCACAAAGGCTGCACCGCTTCTTGGGGGACATGTCGATGTTGGACAGCCGAGTCATAAATCGCTCATCCTGCACACCAACCTTTTGACGGTGCTCTTCGCACAGATATGCCCAGGGGCCAAAGACGGTCTTGCCATCGTAGATGGCCTGCCGGTCGCAGAAGTCACACTTGGCAGTTATGTTTTTCGGTGTTACCATTCAGACCTCCTAAGAGTGGTAGACTCCCCACACTTCTACTACCATTATACCACAGATAACGCGGTAGCTACACCGTGAGAAGTCTACCGTCGTTATTACTCGCTCGACCCGGGCAGCACGTTTCTCTGGAGCGTCATGGGATGGTTCCCCAGCTGCCAGTTCTTATCCGTGATGTCTTTGCCCTCTTTCTCAGCTTTGCGGTTGAGCTGCAGTACATTATTCAGCGACGCCGAGATGCCATCAGCATAGCTAACAATCAAGGCCTCCATGAAGTTCGGATAGACAGGACTCCCCTTCTCAGGCTCACCGTGGTGGCTGGCGATGATGTGGCACAGCGCCTGGATATACGGCTGCTGGGCAGGTACGCAGTTCTCTTCACTCCACTTGGTAAGCTGCTGGATGCCATAGATGATATGATCAAAGTATCTACCGTTCTGGTTATAGTCGATAGCCGGTGTACTCTGATCGTAGGTCCAGGCTTTGCCGATGTCGTGCATCAGGGCCCCTGCGATGCAGAGATCCCAGTTTATATTGTACTGCTCGTACATGAGCTCATTGTTGAGTGCTTTGCAGATGCCATCAGCATACAAGGCCACCTCGTAGCTGTGCTGCAGGTTGCCGCCGAAACCTACGTGGTGGTTCCCTTTAGCGCTAGTGGCATTGATAAGCTGTGCCTTGTTATGCACATAAAAGCCCAGCACAATCTCACGAAGCAGGCGATCCTCGATTGCGCCAATGAGCCGCATCACTTGTGCCCACAGATGGTCGCGGTCAGCCATGTATATGACAGAGAATCTACTCATGTCCTGGTTCTGCGATTTGGTCATGCTACTGATGGTGATCTGCTTACGTCCGGCGTATTCGCCGATAGAACCAGACAGAGTATACACGAGTTTGGCCTCGGGCACACCCAGAGAAGCCCTGTAGTCCCAGATTTTTCCGTCCATGGTGTCCGTGCCATCACTGAGAGTGCACTGCAGATAGTCCTTGTTTGTCTTAGTCTTGCGAATGCTGCACTCGCCAAGGATTAGGTCCACAGTTACACTCTGTCCTACGGTCAGCTCAGAAATCTTCATTGAATTCTCCTTTCAAAATATGCGGGGAGCCACACAGGCGGCACTCTGTAAGCTCCGGGTTGTCTGCAAAGAACCAACCACGGCACTCCTTGCACAGATATGCTGTGTGGCTGTCTTCCTTGGGTTCCAGGGACACTTCGAGGCTGATGCGCAGCTCTTCTTCCTCGAGGGCCAGCTGCTTCTTGAGGGTCGTACGAGAGTAGGCACCATCCTTCTTGATAGCATCCGGGTCAAAGCACTCAGAAGCGAAGCGCTTATAGATGGCCATTACTTGACGGTCAGGCATAGCATTGACCTTAGCTACCCACCCAGGCTTGAAGTCATAGACCTGCATAACCTGTGCTCTGATATTTGCCATTGCGTTAGTCATTTTCATCCCACCCTGTTCTAAATTCGTGATCCTTGATAGTGTCTACATACTTTTGTGCTTGCATGAACTTGATGCCCTCTTCAGTAGAGCCTGCCGGGTTGTAGAAATAGGTGACTATTTCGTCAAAGACCAGGTCGCCATGAATGAACACAGCATCGATTGCCTCAGACACTGTTGGCTCAAAGTCATCAAGAGCCCAGGGATATGGACTAGCAAACTGGTTCCGCATGGTGAGTACACCATAGAGTCCTTCATCTTGGTTCCAGTCATGCTTGCTGCGATATGCGCGATCGTAGATAACCTGAGCTACAGCGCACATACCTTGCATACCCTGGTTGCCTGCCTCAGACACAATCACACGTTTGAGCAAATCGTAGTTTGCCTGCAGATCCTCGACATTAGTGAGTGTAAATACTGTGGGCTCTTCAATGGTGTCATCTTCATGTGGTTCTACTGCCTCATCGACAATGTATGCCGTGGTGGTTGGCCAAGTGGCTTCTGGGATCTCAAACTGCATTTCTTTCCAGTTACTCTTACGTATTTGGTGCTGGATGGCTGGGGTATCGTCTACCTGTACATTGATCTCGGCAACTGAAGGCTGTGGTGGTACATTATCGCTCTCCGCAGGACCTGTACAGGATATAACATGAAGTGCAAGGACTACTGCAGCCCCTGTTACAGCCAGCACACGGGTAGGGCTTCGTTGCTGGTAGCTCATCCTTGTTCCATCCTCCTCATGTACATAAGCTGCAGACCTTCTGGTGAGACTTTTGACAGGTCAGTATCCTCAAGGCCAAACTCATGCTCCAAGAGGAATGGGCGCACAGCCTCAGGGCTGAACTGGATGTAAGGGTGCCGGCCGCACTTCATTGCTGGATACCCTTCGCAAAGACCAGTTGTCTTATCAATGCCGGAGCCCAAATACGGACACTGGAAGCATTCAGGGTTGTAGACCTGATCAGGAACCTGCTTCATGATTCTACTGGCATGATGTAGACACCAGGACTTAACAGCAGGGGCAATCTCCTCATAATCCAACAGATAGAATGGATACAGATCACTGACATCCTGGTCAGGGCAATCGATTGAAGCTTTTGCCAGTTCCTCCCAAGCACTGCTGAAAACTAACAGTGCTTGGGCGAAGCGATATTCTTTACTTCCCAGTAAACCCATTACTGCGCCGCTCCTTTCTGTTCCTGCCAAAGACAGCATTCACATCTTCCTGTGTCATCGGCATCACCAGCTGCACATGGTCAGGGTCGTCAGTAAACTCTTTGTTCTTAGTCTTGCTGCAGGGTCCACCGTTGATGAAGCAGTTGGCCTTTGCACACAGGTAGTTTTTCTCAGGGTTGCAGTTATAAAAGACTTCCATTAGCTACTCACCTCCTCTCACATGTGCAGAATGCCTTCGTTCCAGATGTCATAGGCCTCCATGGCCAACAGCTGGTCCTCAGGCGGCTGCACAGTTTCTACGTCGATGTCTTCTTTATCCCGCCACGTAGGTGTGCACTTGGCAACATCCACTGTCACAGGTACCCTAAAGAGCTCCCGCTCTGTCTGGAGCCATCTGAGATAACCCAGTAGCTCTTGCTCATCGTTAGCAACTACGTTAAGTAGTGAATCATGGACCTGGATGCTGATGTAGGTTTTGTACTTGTTAGCACGCAGGAACTTATGAATGTCAATCATGCGCCCCTTGGTACTATCAGCAGCGGACCCCTGAATCACATAGTTCACGCAGGCATACTCACGGCCTCTCTCCAGACATACGACCCGGTGCCTTATCGTCCGAACCTTACCCCGCTCTTTACCGACCTTATTGGCTGTCCTGATAAACATATCAACCTCGGGTGCATTCTTCAGGAACTGCCTCATTGCAAGACCAGCCTCTTCAAGGCTTAATCCTGTCATCTGGGCGACCTTCGAAGCACCGGCGCCATAAACAATTGCAAATTCCACTGACTTACTGATGTTGCGCAGCTCCTTGGACACCTGATCATATGGGATGCTATAGATGATGCTGGCCACAGCCTTGTGGATATCACCGCCGCTGTTAAGCACATCCATCAGATACTGTGAACGGCTATAATGAACCAGGATAATGGACTCTTGACTCTTGAAATCAAAGTCGTAGAGGGTGAAGCCTTCAGGAGCTACAAAGGCATTGCGCACACGAGAATCTTTGCGGCGAGGCATATTCTGCATCGAGGGAACACTGATAGAGAATCTACCTGTCTTTGCCTCCATGGTGTTGATGTTGCAGTGGACCACATTGTTTGCATCAGCCAGCTCATACAATTTGATGGCAAATGTATTGAGTAGCTTCTCGCTTGCTTTGTACTGCTGAATGTCTGCAATCAGTGGCACACCTTCTTGTTCAAGACGTTCCATCTCAAATTTATCAAAGCTCGGGTTACCTTCGGTGATACCCTTTGCAAGCATCGCTTCAGTGGGTGGCTTTCTCTTGACTTTGTTTGCATAGCCGAGACGCTGAAGCACACTGTAGAGCTGTGCACTACTGTTGATGTTGAATCTACACCCGGCATCCTCGTAGATCTTCCGCTCAGCTTCATCGACTTCCTGCTGGAGCTCAGGGATAAGCTTGTTTGCATAGGCAGGGTCAAGCAACACGCCGTTACGCTCCATCCAATAAGCTACGATAATCATCTGAGACTCGATCTCGTAGAGATCCTGCTGGTCATCAATAGTCAGCAGAGGGTACAGCCAACCGAATGCCTTCATAGTGTTCCAGGTGTCAGCTCCGGTGTACTGAATCATCAGCTCTTTGGGGAACTCGCGGTAGTCGGTGATCCGATGCAGCGCTTTGTAAGCATCAAGCATGTGCTCAAACTCAGGGATTGCCTCGATTCCCTGCTCTACCATTGCCTCGGCAAGACTCAACAAGCTGTGCTGGAAAGCATCAGGTCTGAGCAGCTTACTCAGATGCATTGTGTCATGCAGACGACCCTTAATGTCTACACCAGTGTTTGCAAACATATGCAGGTCGAAGTCGATGTTGTGACCAACCTTACTGATGCTCCTGTCACTGAGCAGTGGCTGCAGCTTCTTGAACTCTCCCCACTTGTTCTGCAGTGTGTCATAGACCACAAAGCTCTTGTGCCCATCACAGATACTGTAGCAGAACGGGAAGTCATTCGGGATGTACTTGGAACCCCGTTTAATCCATCGGCGCTGCACTGTTGTAGGCATGCGATTATTGTCTATCTGCGGATACGCAAAGGTTTCTGTGTCGATCGCAATAAACCGTTCGCCAGGCATAAGACGAAACTCCATCGGTTGGATCTCATCGAGCACTTGTTCAGCAGTAGCTTCAACTAGGAATGGCTTCTTCAGCTGACTAAAGGTTCGTGGATCATATTGAGCTACAGACCGTGGGACAATTGTTGCACTATGCTTTGATACGATTGCCAAGCTCTTCACTCCTTTCTTTATTCAGGCGCGACGTGCCTTTGTACGACTCGCAGCCTATAATAAGAGCGCCTGCACGCGCTCCTATTATAGTTATTATACTGCATTATGCGCGGTATCTACACCGTGACTTCGCCCTTGCTTTCTGCTTGTGCAAGGAAGATCAAGGCGGCGTCGGTGAGTACGTAGTAGTACCGGGGCCTGATCTGCTTATCAGACACATTGTACTTTTTGAGTAAGCGGTTAGCTACCAGGTCATCTACCACCAACCGCACTTTGGTGACTTTAAGCTGCGTAGCGTCTGCCAGCATCTGAAGGGACATGTAGCTAATGTGCTCGGCGCGGTTCAGATCGGTGACTGCCTCCAGAACCTTTCTACGCTCCTCGTCAGTTACAACTATCTCCATTGTTGCTCTGTGCCTCCTTTCTGATCTCCTCTACGAGCTGCTGCTCATATTCCCTTCCGAGAAAAGGAGCAGCAGACTGCTTGAGGTCTAAGTGAAGCGTCGGGATGCCGGCTTCCTGTAGCAGTCGCAAACCCTCAGGATCTTTCCAGGGCTCAAGGTAGAACAGTCTGCGGATTCCACTGTTAATCATGAGTGCTGCGCAGGTCGGGCAGGGTGCAAGCGACGTGAACATAACTTTATCCTCATCATCGCTACGGTCCTTGGCAATGGCATTAGCTTCGGCATGTACGCAGTGGTACTTACCACCAAGCCCGCAGAGGCACTGTGGCCCACCCTTGGGTCCACCATTAACACCGATAGCATACACCTGGCTGCCCATCCGGTCGGTAATTACTGCAGCTACACCCCGCTGCTCACATTTTGAGAGCGTTGCAAGGTCTTTTACAAATCGACCGAATACAAGCGTCCTGGGATTATCTGCAGATAGAAACTTCATATAAATCGCTCCTCGAAGTGCTTGGTCTCCAGGAACCGCTGCCTAAAAGGTGCCAGTGGTTCTCTGTAGATGTCATACTTGTCCATGACGTTGAGTAAATAAACACGAATCTCTTTTGACTTTTGGAAGTGCTCAAGAGTGGAGAACACCTTATACCGTTTGACCAGTCTATCCTTGGTAATGCGGTTGCTATAGTGTTTATGTTGACAGTCACTACACAGTGGGATGACATTCCACGGTGAATAGCTACCATTAAGATAGCGCGGGAAGTACATCGTCCTGACTTCGATCCTGCCGCCGCACATAGCACACCCATTGAAGAAGTTGCAGCGCTTCTGCCATTCATCCTCTGTCAGAAGATAAGCAGGTGCTGCTGCTAGGACTGCACGCCAGGCACGCTCATAGGCTTCCGCATAGTCATAGAACTGTCGCTGTAAGTCTATGAATGCATCAGGCTCGCCAGTATCCATGAAATACTTATCATAGTACAGTGATGCATTTATGCAGTCCTTGCAAAGTCCTGACTCCAGGTAGATTCTGCCACATGTTTCAGTATCTACACAGCGCGTCTTACGCCAGCTGGGAGGAACCCAGTTTTTGCCGCAGCGATCGCAGACCTCTCTGACAATCACTGGGTTCCCTTCTCTGAAAGTTATCTTGTATAGAGACCAGTCAGGTTTGGACTCATGCTGCTTGATAACTGAATCACCAAGCTGCATAACTACAGCAGGTACGGCCATAGCAACGTCAAACAGCTCAGGCGGATCATCCCGCGGCTGAATCGACCGTGGATCAAGGTACTTGCTTTGGTCACTCCGCCGCTTTGCCATAGGATCACCAGGCAGCTGTGGTGTTGTAAACCACCAGCGGAAGACGCTTGATATTACGCATAACCTCATCATACTTCTGGCAGATAGCTTTATGCTGGTCGCCATTCTTGATATAGGTCTCGCCGCGCTGCAGACACCTGGACCACAGCTTACGCTGAACACCAGTGCAATAGATGACCAGGCCACCACCAGAACTACGTACTGCATGCTCCAGGCAGTCTTTGTGCTGCTCGGTCATTTCCTGCTTACCGCGCATCACGGGCCCATACACCAGATCAGAGTACCAGCTACGATCGAAGATAATCGTGCGACCATCAGTAGCCTTTTCAATAGCAGCCAGGTATACCTGCCAGTAGTTTGCTGCCTCCTCAGGGGTCGCCGGGGTGCCGAAGTGCATGATTTCAGACCCAGGAGATGCCGCTTTAATCTGCTGCGCCAAGGTAGTTTTGCCGGCACCATCGGGACCATCAATGATATAGATCATCAGAAATCCCTCCTGTAGATGAGCGGGAACTCCCTCTTCAGGATGCTCGTCGGGGTCATTGCGCCGAGAGGATTCCCACAGGTGAACTTACCTTCCTGGCAGCCACGGCTCTGGCAGTCAGGCCCACAGTTCTTCCACATGCCACTGTAGTCCGGGTGCCAGTAAAGCTGCTCCCAGATCTTCAGCAACACATACTGCGTTTCCAGGGTGTTGCGATTGCACGTGCGCTGGTTGATGATGTGCATAAGCTCAAACGGCTGAACACTCATCAGCAACACGTTGCGCATACCCTGGGGCATCTTGTAGCCAGCAGCATCGTTGCCAACTACTTCAGCCAATTTCCTGTACTCCTCGAGGTCACGATGGCAGCCTTCCAGGTAGTAGTCTACTGCATCCATATCCTCGATCGTCGTACGCTGCGCACTGGCTTTGAGGATCTCATACGGCACACAGAACTGTGCATCATCTGAGTAATCGCTGTACTGCAGGCTACCGGACATGAACTTTACTTCATTCTGATGCCGGGTGATTTGCGCCAGGAAGCGCCGCGACGCACCAACGATTGCAATGTTGATAAGTGCAAACTTCTGAATGGTGGGATGCGGCAGCCGTGCCATTGTCTCCACAGTAGTCCTGTTGTAGGGCTTGTTCAGCAGATCGATGAAGTCCTCCATGCTGGAGATCTTGTGGCTGCGCTGCGTCAGACGGGCCATGGCTACCATCATCTCTTCAGCCTGCCCGAGCTGACCAGGGTTAAGTATCTTAACTTCAATACGATTCATTCTTATCCTCCTGATTCAATGCTTCATTTATTGCAGCATCGACTCGCTCTTTGAGATCAGGATGCTGCCTAAAGAAGATGTCATACTGCTCTTGGAGCAGCTTTGCTGTCAGGCCGATCGTCACAATATCGGCATCAACGAGGATAGTAGTTGCTTTGGTACTCTCTGAATAAGTAGCTACTATCCTCTCGTTGCTACTGAAGCCGCTACGACCAGCCGACCGTACGTTGTAGGTGCAGGTTAGTCGCATGATGCCTCCTACTCGGTGTCTTTCTTGTACTCATCAGTCTTGGTCTGTCGTCTGTAGTTCTCTTGGAGCTTGCTCTCATACATCATAAAAAGCTCCTCTGCAGTCAGACCAAGTCCGAGGCAGATCGTGAGGAAGAAGTGCAGAGCATCTACAAGCTCCATCCTTGCCTTCTGCCACTTGAGGGCGTTATCAGGCTCGAAGTCAGAGTACCTCTTCCAGGGCTTAAAGAACGGGATCTCGTGGAGCATTTCGTGCAGCTCATCTGTTACCATGAGCACATGAAGCCTGATGTACTCGCCCCGCTCCTTCTCACTCATGCCAGAGATGTCATAGCCCATGTAGCTCTCGAACTTTGCCTGATCAGCAAAGAGCTCACAGAGCATATCAATCTTGGGCTGATGGCTACTATTGTCCATTATGAACCTCCTACTTGATCGTCAGGGACGTAGTCTGATACGGTGTGACACAGGCCTTATAGGCTTCTGGGAACTCCTTGGCCAGCTTATCCATATCAGCCTTTCTACGGTTAGTCACAGTCACAGCCATGGTGTGATCACCGATAACTGCATTACAGGACTTACCGATGTAAGCAAAGAGCTGTGCGTAGAGGGCTTTCTTAACCTTCTCGAGCTGGCTGATCTTCTCTCGAATGTCGATGTAGCCCTGGATGACATTGGAGCTTTCGTCATCATTAAGCAACACGGGCGGCTCAGCAGGGTCATGCTCGGCTGCCTGCAGTTCTTCCAGGTCACCATCGGATGCTTTGGGCTCGATCCCCTTGAGAACATTGTTCTGCCAGAAGTCAGCAGCTGCGATGGTTTCCTTCTTAAAAAGCTCCTCATCAGCTGGCATGTCATTGTAGGCATAGAGCTTCTGGCCACCTACCAGGCAAGTGATGCAGTACTGATCAAGGTGACAGATACCGCAATACCAGTTTGTCTGGCACAGATAGTAGAAGGGGAGGGGCCCTTCGCTCCAGGGCTCTTCGTTGTAGGCACTGGTGGTCTTGATCTCCAGAATACCCGTGATCGTCCGCCGATCATCCGACAGTGTGAAGCCATCCACATTGGCGAGCATCCACGGGAACTCTTCGCTCTGGATGGTCACCGGGATGTGGATCCATTGGCGCTCATAGCGCTTGCCCCACTCTGTAGCTACGATGGTCTCCAGCAGATTGCCCCACCGCGCTGCTTCGTTCTGTGTGGGTTGCTTGTCGCTGTCGAACATGTCAAGCTTCGACATCCAGATCTTCCTGGGGCTGCTCCACGGGTTCTCGTCGAGGATCGTCGCGATGTCGGAACCACCGATGCCATGCGTCCTGGCCCGCAACCAGCCATCAGGATTCTCTTCTTGAGCTGCTGCTGAGAACAGCTTGCAACCCTTCAGCTGGCTCAGATAGTAGACCCACTCACGGGCCTGGGACTCCGGGACGCTAGGACGCGTCCTGCAAATGATATCAAACAGTTCCTCAGGTCCCTGCATTTGCAACTTCCTCCAGTTTCCGCAGGTACGCCTCAGCCATGCCGAGAGGAGCCACTGCACACCTTATCTCGAAGTCAATCTGCTGCTGTGCGGGGTTGATCGGGATGACTTCCCCAGGCTGCAGAATCGTTCTTTTCCTGCAGATATAAGCGCGCTGCAGAACATGATACTGTTCGCCATCAGGCAGTACAAGCACATCGCCAACTACAGGTGTAGGAAAGATGTTCTCAGCCGACCCAAAAGAGCACAGACCTTCCTGGCTCAGGGCGTCAACTACCGTGATAATCATAGTTCCTCCTAGATTTCAGATTTATTTGCACTAAACCGCTTCTGCCTAGCTTCACGAATTTCGCTATCCGTGGGCGGTTCCATGAGCATCCCCTCAATGAAAGTCAATCCCATGGGTGTCCGTTTGTAGTCCTGGCCTGCACGTTCAATAACTGAGCTACTAATAAGGAACTGCATCAATAGTTTCAGCTCATCACGATCCAGACCAGTAGCATCTTCAAGCTGGTTCCTATTGAAGTAGGGCAGCTGATAAAGTGCCTTTGTGATTCCTGTGATAGTCTGACTTGCGATCGGAATGCTTATGTACTCCTCACGTAGCCGTGCCATTGCACCATCTGTTGTGTCGCTACTCTCAAACTCATCCTGTGAAAATCTATCGTAACCCATTGCACGTTGATCGTATACAGCAATCAGGTATTCATATACAAAGTCTACATGCTCAGGTTTCACTACCACCTTTTGCCAGGACTCATCAGTCGAGCAAACACAGGCAGCAGCTGCGACAGAAAGCCGCGCAAGTTTGAGGCGTTGGTCTGCTGGTTCTACAAGAGGTATTCGAGGGCTATACTTCTTGCCCATCTTTTCAGCATAATCTAAAATCCGCTGAGTAGCTTCAGTTGTAAACTGAACATCCTCAGGGCGCCTAGACCATGCCCACATTACTCGTAGGTTACAGGCTCTGCTAGTATACCTGTGCGGAACTGCAGGCATTTCACCTACTGCTCTGTTAACTGTCTTTGTGTCGACTTCACCGGAAGCCACTGCAACGGCAAAGTCAAGTCTACGGACATCCTCTGCTTTACCCCAGAGCTTAAGTATTGCAGCAACACCGTAGGTCTCTGCTCTGAGCTGCCGCCCATTGCGTGGATTGCTGATGAAAATCATCCTGGTACGTGCTGTTGTCTCAGCCACAATAACACCAGTAGCTTTTGCGATGCCAGACGAACGAACATCAGACATCTTTGCAAGATCATCCTCTGCCATACCAGAGAGCTCATCTACTGTCACCAGACCTCCATCATTCAGAGGCATTGCGCCCCAGATAAGTGTCCAGTTACCTTTATTGCCATTCTGCTGAATGCTGTAGACAAGACCGGTTCTACGAGAAGATTCACCTGATAAAAGCTCACCAGCTCTATAGTGAGACATCAACCGTTCTACCAGTGTGGTCTTCGCTTGCCCAGAGTCACCAATGACGAGACACTCGACCCAGCCACGCTTTACTGGTTGCTCTTGGAACATAAAAGAAATTGCTGAATGATACACCAGATCTACTGCGAAAGCTACTCGCCGTCTGTCCCAGATATAAGTGACGTTGCGCTCGAGGTCTTGGTGGATCTCGTGGAACTTTTGTGTCACTGTCTGACCTTCAGTGCACTGGAACAGCTTAAGCTGCTCTTCAACTTCAGGAGTGAGTGTGAACTCTTCGGCCAGATCTTTCTCCGGAAGTGCTGTGTCGAATACATAAGTAGCTCGCTGATTATTAGGGTCAGCATGCATATATCCGACCAGCATGTACTTCTTGTTCGTTGGCAGGTTGTTGCCGATCATGTAGCCACTTCTACTTACATACTCCTGACGCAAAGCAAAGCCAAAGTTTACATCAGCTTTTGGGATCATCTGAATACATTCCAGATTACCATATGCTTTAATGTTCACATCTGACTTCATGCACCGTGCACTGGCACCAGCAACACGCTTCAGTGTCTCGAGCTGCTTGTCGTCTGGACAGTCGATCAGCTTAAGAATCAGTGCATCTTTACTAGTCAAAGAGAGGTCTTGCCGCTTCTTATAACACAGCAGACATGCAGCACATTTCTTGTCATCAGGATCAGCAGCATCGCAGCTAACTGTTACATCTTTCGGGTAGATAAAAGGGGCATTTTCTTTACCAGCTACCAGTACAGGGACTTTAATGCGCTTGCCAGCATAATGAGCATCTGAGCTCTTTGAGAGGGCAACTACTGGAATCTCATCAGCAGCATTGTCCAAAGGCTTAAACAAGGCTCTAAATGATGCGCGGTCATGGCCCTCTGTAACAAACCAGTCGGTTACGTCACCTTTCTTAGTAAAGTCCTCAGGCCAGTTAACCACGAAGATCTCAGTGCTGCCACGAAGTTGCTCTATAAGCTGATCAGTTGCTTTGCTACCCGCTAGATCATTATCATAGCAGATATAAACTCTACGCTTAGTCTTGAGTAGCTTAAGCCACTCTATACGCAGATTGTTTGCACCAGCAGTACCTGTACATGCCGGAATGTTGTTCTGCTCGCAAACAAGACGATCCCATTCACCTTCGCACCATACTACAGCAGTACACTTCTCATCTGTGAGGTTCTCTATGCCATAAATGCGATTCTCGCCATAGGTGTTACCCATGACGTCAGTATAGTTGATCATCTTCAGCCCATCTTCAGGGCTGTTCCACATGTATCTACGGATGTTTGCAAGCTCACCATTTTCATCGTAGATTGGGATAGTTACACGGTCTCCATCCCAGCCAATCTGAAATCGTACGAGCGTTTCATCAGTAAGGCCCCGCTTCTCACGAAGCACATCACGAATCACGCTTGTAGACTCCATCAAGGCTCTGTGCCATTTACCAGGTAGCCCTGGGTCAATGAGCGGCCGAGTATCTACATCAGTAGGTCTTTCAAAGCCAAGTCCATCGCCCAGTACATACCAGCCCTCAACATTGTCGAGGTGTCTGGTCTCACAGAGAAATGTATGTATGTTTCCTTTCGAACCACATGCATTGCAGAAATAGACACCTGACTGTACATTTACTGTAAAGCTTGGGTCAGAGTCTTGCCCAGACAAATGGCGCTCTGGAAACGGGCATCTACACTTGAGCTCAGAGCCGTGTTGCCGATAGTCTAACCCACGGCTCTTGAGCTCGTCTGTGTAAAACGCCGCTGGATCGACCGTTTGCAATATTCTATTGCGATAGTCCTTCCAGTTTATGGCGAATCACCCTTTCCGCTACGCTGCTTTATGTTCAGATCTCAGAAGCCACCTGATCGTCAGTCGTAGGGTTGGAGTATCCGCCAGCATCCTCGTAGTTGACCTGGATATTGCTAACCTGGATGGTGTTAAACAGCTCAAAGGCGAGCTGCTGCATCTCAGGGCTGGTCCTGCTCGACATGGTGGGCACCAGGATGTACCACTTGTTGCGGTCCTTGGACACCATGCGCGAATCGATCTTGTAGCTATATGCCCAGATCGCAGCCCGCATGGACTTGCTGATGGAGAGCATCTTGCGGCCCTCGTTATAGTTGGTACGGGCGAAGCTCAGCACCACAGGCATGGGATTCTCTTCGAAGAAGCCCAGGAAGTTGAGATACCGCGTGCACTGCGGCTGGGCAGCCTTGCCGGTCTTGGTGTTGTCGAACTGGTCGAGGCCGCACTGCTTGCAGAGAGCCGTCGTGCCTTCCGCATCGGTACCTACCCGGCCATCATAGGACCTGCAGAGCATCCGCGGATCAGCATCACGATCAGGGTTCCACCGGATGCAGCTGTAATACTGCTTGATGGGGATGAAGTGGTAGCCACGGATATCTTCCTTCGTCAGGCTGTTGATGACGTCGCCTTCATCAGCCTCACCATCCTGCCGCTCCGGGCTCAGTGCGTTGATCACCTTGATACGGGGGATCACGATGTCGCTGCTGTCGGTCTCCTCGAAACCGTACGCAACGTTCGGGTCGTAGGCGGTCATGGACTGCTGCTCGGCAGCGGCCAGGGCCTCAGGGTTACCATAGTTCTTGCTTTCTTCGGACATAGTTATACTCCTTTCTATTTAGACCTCATACGAGAAGGTCATCAAAAACTGATACTAAGTAGCTCGCAAGGCAATCAGCCATTGTATTAGCGACTGCCCAGTCCAAGGCTACATATTCCGGCACAGCAGTGAAGCCGTGCTGCACGCGATTGTAGTTGAAATCACGAATGATCCTTGGCATATCAGCAGGACGCCTGGCTACAGAGAAGAGCCTGTCATAGAGCTCAATCCCTGTAGAATCAGCGGTCATAGCACGCTTTGTATTAGCCGGTGTGTAGCTGATCAAATGCCCCTTGGTCCACTGCATGAACACATTGCCAGACAACTTAGGAGAGTCGAGCAGTTTAAGCGCTCGCTGCCACATGTCCTGGTTCTTTACAGGACCAGACAGGCCCGTCCAGTTTTGTCGTGCCCATTTGTGTACCCAGTCCTTTTCAATGGTGTTGAACATGTACTCTGAGTCAGTAATTATGCTGAGCGACTCATCCTCAGCCATATGCTCGTTGGCATACTCAAGTGCTTCAAGCAAGCCATTAAGCTCACCACGCTGGCTCGTAGATTCATGCTCAAACATTGCTTTGAACAGCACCTCGCCATCCTCTTGTAATATCCAAGCTACACCTACAGATACACAGGTAGGTTCACCATTGCGCTTGCATGCCCCATCAGTTGCAATTAACATTAGTGCTCTCCTAAACAAATAAATCGAGTACCCATGTAGAAGGTGAGGTCACCTACATAGTATATCATATTCTTACCATCTACTGAGTGCTGTGTCAGCCAGTCCTTAGAAACCGTCACGTCCTTAAGAATACACACACTCGTCATTATAAAGCGTCTAGGACTATCTGATGTGAGCATGCTCTCAAACTTAGGGGAAACCTTTAATCGGTTGCACTCCTCTAAAAAGCTTGTGTGTTTGCAGAAGTCCGACATACTCATGGTTTCCACACTGATTAAATCAAACCGGTACCACATTTTTGCGTCTTCTTTTGTCTCTGGCTGTTTAGGTTCCTGAGTAGTGTCTAAGAGCTCAGTAACAGATTGCAGCAGTGCTGTGACCTCATCAGCAGTAGCAGCAAACTGATTAACTTGCTCTGTCAGCTTTGCTATGAGCTGCTCGATACGTTCCAGCTTTGCTTGTACCTCAGCTTCGTTCATTCTTCAGCCCCTTTGATCCTCTTGAAGACTGGGCAGTTAAGTGCTCGCCCTCCTTGCTTGTTAAAGCTTTCACCAAAGGACTCAAGCTCTACTTGCTTACCTATGATCTCCTCAGGATGTGCCCATAGATAACTACGGTCGTAGTCAGTAAATCCGGTGCCGACCCCGAACACTGCTCCGTCCCAGTTTACAATGATGCCACCCATCATACCAGTGTACTTGTTGTCGCCCTCATAGATGTCTGTGCATGTAGCTACATACTCTTTGAGCATCTTGATCTTCAGCAGCGTTTTGCGCGGATTGGGATTGACTTCGTAGGCTGCCTGCCACTCATTGAGCATGATACCTTCGCCCTTAACATCCCAGATAGGCTTTGCAAGTGCTACACCATGTTTGTATGACGTTGCAAGCCCAAGGATAGGAAGCGGCTTGATGTGCTCAAACTTGTGAGTAAGCGACATATACTTCTGACCAAGTGCATAGACAGCATTGTGCAGGTTTGTTACTTTACCTTTGTTCTTGTTGTCAATGTCAATGACCAGTGCAATGTCTACAAGCATAACCACACTGTCTCCATCACCCATAAGTGCTGCGAGCATCGTCTTACGGGCCAAAGCGCCGAGCTTACTCTGCCCCTGGTTGTACTCCTCAATGGGAATCACATCAAAGCAGAGTGCCCGGACGCCGGTGCGCCGCTGGTTACGACGGTTGAGGACCGAGGCACTGGCTTGCCGCAATACGATATTGTCACCGTAGTCACCTTCGGCAATGCATTCACAATCGAACACATAGCCAGTGGGGAGAAAGGCATGAATCTCAGCTTCAATCTCGGATAGCCCAGTGTCGGGCTTACCAGAACGTGTGTAAGTCTTTACTCCGTCCTCGGTGTTGAAAAAGAGCCTCCGATTGCCGTCGATCTTCTCAGTAGCAATGCCATAGCCAGTCCAGTCCTCAGGGCAGAGCATACCACGCATAATACCAATACGCGGGATGAAGCCATCCCCATACACAGCATTCAACGTTGTAACACTCACGCCAATCTGCAGGTCTTTCGTGACCAGGCCAGTAGCTGCCCACTGCCAGTTTGGATCCACACTGTCATAGATAAAAGCGTTTGCATATGCTGCATCAATATCCATGCCAGTATTATTCACTTTGAGATATGCCATGATATCTTCTACTGACATGTGTCCCATGTAGCATTCTGCACGGTCCAGCTTCGCTTGCTTAAGGCCTGTCACGAAGTAAGGATCGTAGATATACTTGAGTACATCTTTGAATCCATCTACTGTGTCGCCATACTTACGAAGCAGTGTTCGCTTTGCAAGGGTCGAACCAGTCGCCTGGATCATAGCCAATGCATCAGCAACTTCCTGGAAATCCATATTTACCTCCTTCTACAAGAATTGCGAAATACGTCGGCGTATTTCATATTTAGACAAAAGAGCCTAACGGCCCTTGAGCCTACCAGATAAGCGTGCCTTAAATCCCTGGATTACTCGTGAGACATAAGACACTGATGTATTGCATGCTCTGGCAATCGTAGTCTTGTTTTCCTCAAAATCTACAGATCGCCAAAACAGCAAGATGTCTCTTGCGAGGCCCCGCGACGCTGCGAGGTGTTCATCAAAGACTTCTTGAACAATTTTCTTTAGCTGCTCGTAGTTAGAATCTTCATCCATACTCTTTGTTACTGCAGGAATGTTTTCATCAAGTTCACAGTAGCCAAACTGCTCAAACTCATGTAGTTGCTTCCGCAACACACCATTTATTGCGTTCGTGATACATGTACACGCATATGTCGAGAAAGCAGTTTTCTCATAGACTGAGTATGTACCTATTGCATCCCACAAAGCTTCCCAAGCCGCAGACTCAGCATCTTGGTTATGAAGCTGTCCCATCTGTGTTAACCGGTAGTAGATGAGATTCTTGTGCTCAGCAAGCAGTTCTTCAATATCACGCCTTGTTTTGTCTGGCTTATACAGAAGGTCAGACACTGCTTTTCACCTCGCACTATAAGAATATTATACCGCATTCCACACGGTATTTACACCGTTAGCCTTCCATCTGCTTCTTGCGATCGACAAGCTTTTCAAGCTCAAGAATAATATCACGCATGCAGCGTGCTACAAAAGCGACACCACCAGCCGCCTGCACATCTTCGATAAACTGTTTTTGCTGCTCAGAAGGGGCCCCCGTAGCACTCTTACACTCGACAGCAACAAAGAAGCCCTCAAAGCATGCCAGAATGTCAGCATTGCCAGAGCGTGTTCCAAATGCTTCACGGATAACTACTGCGCCAGCAAGCTTCAATGTTTCTTCAGCTTGTGCTAAGCAAGGGGCTTCAGTACGGTAGGTCTTATTGAGTAAGTTATGCTTAGCCAGGTAGAGCGTAGTCGCATATAGCCTGTTCGCCATATTCACCACTCCTTAAGTAGTTCAGGAAACCAGTTGAGGCATCCCGCTTGCTTGTTACATTGTCATATACCAGGGAGTCCACCAGCCGCTTACCGCCTTGTGCAGTAGCAATCAGTACATAGTAGTCGCACTGAAAGGGTTGAATGTTCTTGTGGGCTCTGATCCTTTCGGAACTTTGTTTCAGTGACTCCCAGCTATCTGTCACACGATAATAGATGCAGCTATGTGCTACTGTCAGATTCACACCCATGCCAAGTGACAGCGGATGAGCTACGAGATACTGGAACTTCTTTTCTTTGAACTCAGCAACATACTGGTTCTTCAGCATTGAGGGTGTCTTTCCATTGATTACCCTGCAGTTGACTGTAAGTGCACTCGCAATGTCCCTGAACTCTTGTGCATAGTGTGCCCAGATAACCACTGGCTGATTACCAAGTTTATCTAGTAGCTGCAACAAGGCTTCAATGCGCTTGCAGTCACCAGGCAGGATATATGTCTCTTGTGCATTGGCTGCAAGTCCAAGCTTTCTAGCCAGAGCATTGTCTGCTCGCGCCTTTGTATCCATCACAAAGCCAGAGCATATCTGCTGAAGCTTTGTGCGTGCAATGACAGCCGCATCAGCAATAATGGTAGCCTCAGAGACTTCAACTACCATCTCTTTCCGCATTGTCTCATAGGCAGTGAAGTCACTAGCTGAGAGTTCAAACGGAACTATTTCCCAGGAAGATTCAGCCATTGGCATCACTGATTGATCTACATAGATGCTGCATGACTCTACAAGCTGCATGAACTCAGTACGCCGGTCATCCTTGAGTTGTAGCTTCTCATACTTATCGGAAAAGCTTATGTCGTCAAAGTACCTGTTCTTAAAGTGTGTCCACACAGGATTGAACAAATATTTATCTACAAACTGCATCTGGCAGAAATACTCGTCTTCACCATTAGGTGCTGGCGTCGCTGAGAGATTGTACCAATATTTCACAGTATCGGAGTAGTCCAAGAGTGTCTTAGCAATCTGTGTGGTCCTGGACTTACACTTGGAACTCTCATCAAGGATCACCATATCAAACTTGCAGGCCTTAATCAGATTGATCTCACTAACTACCATGCCAGTAGACCAGAGCATTATATGACAGGGTGTTTTCAGTGCCTTGGCCTTTATCTTATAGTCCCCGTAGTATGCTGCAACTTTCATTGGAAAGTGCTTCGCATCATCAAGCCATGAAGGAATGATAGTAGATGGAACTATGACTAGTGCTCTCTTAATCTTGCCAGCCTCTAATGCATTCTGAATGATTTGGAAAGTCATCCGTGTTTTGCCGGTACGTGTGTCATAAAAGAAGTTATAGCGATCATTGTACCGTGCGAGTTCTACACCAAGATTCTGATGTTCCCACAGCCCTGGATATTCTACTGTAGTACCTTGCATTTTCAGTTCTGCAGTCATCCTCCGGCGCTCGAGCTCTGCTCTTAAAAGCTTTGCTGCTGGTCCGTCAGGAATGTTCTCTTCTGTTTGCCCACGCAAAATGTACAGAATCTCCGGTATATGTTTTAGGCTGCAACGATACACACCCGGCCTACGCGCTACAGCGTGGACGTGTCTACTCGTTGCAGCCAAACTTGCAAACTCTTCAGGATTCAGTTGTAGCTCAAGGTACCTAGTACCTACAATGCTTATCTTTGACATATATGCCACCTTAAGAATCAGGGCGGGCAACGGCACCCGCCCTAATCTGTAACGGACCAACCCTCAGATCCGTATTACGTCGGGCCACTAATCAGTACGCCGTACTCACATTTGCGCTTTCCAGCCAACAAGACACATACTCCCGACTTCCAAAAGCCCTTCTATTCAGTATTCTGGGCGGACGTCACGCCCATGGACGTATGAAGGACGAACAGTAGCCCATGGTGGATCTGAGCGGGATCGAACCGCTGACCTCCTGCGTGCAAAGCAGGTGCTCTCCCAACTGAGCTACAAACCCATATTATTCAGATGGCCCATTAAAGTACCTACACGAATCCTGAGGTATATCGGCAGCCATCAATTGGGCGGTGCTTACACCCGGTGCATTCGTGGAGCTGGTAGATGGGCCACTCTCCAACTATAACCACAGGCATGACTAGGAGCACCATTAAGTTCCACATAATCCTAGCCACCTTTCGATCGCAGGCTTCCCAGCTTTATCCCTGCTTAGAGTCCACAATAACCGCATTCAAGTATCAGGTTCTTTTATGTTTCGTCTGCCATGGACTTTGGTTGCGGGGGCAGGATTCGAACCTGCGACCTCTTGGGTATGAACCAAGCGAGCTACCGCTGCTCCACCCCGCCAGGTGCAGCCGCTCTACCATAAGCGGCTGCAGTGTGCACGCAGTACAGAAAGGAGTACCATGTTTGAGAGCTGCTGGAGTTGAACCAGCCAGCGATTAGCCACATCGCTGCGACCCCGACTCTCATAGGTTGCGCGGGCAACCGTAGCTACCCGCGCAATGTAGAAGGAGGGGCTTACTCGGCAGCATCCAGCAGAGCCTGGATGTCGGCCGCACTGACCTTGCCAGCCTTGATGGCATCGGCGATGACCTGGGCATCCAGCTTGGTGCCACCACGAGCAGTGGGAGCGATGCCCCGCTGGTCCATGAGAGCCTTGACAGCATCCAGGCGGGCCTTGGCTTTGGTGGCATCACGGCCGGCCTTGGAGGTCTTGTAGTACACGCTGTTGGCGTTGCGGTACTCGATCTTCAGCTGGTCATCGGTCATATCCTCCAGGGCGATGCCGACCAGCTGGCCGCGGCTCTGAGCCTTGGGCAGCTCATACTCGAACTCGATGGTCTCGCCGGCCTTGATGTCGCGATCGGCGGTGTAGCTGACCTTGATCACGCGAGGCTTGGCAGGCTTGCGCTCTTTGGTGCCGGTGGCAGGAGCCACAGTGGTCTCGGCGGCAGCCAGCTCAGCTTCGATGCTCGCAGCATCATTGAAATCGACGGGGGTCTTGTTCTCTTCGGACATGGTTCATTCTCCTTTTCATTTTGCTCGCGCGCATCCGAACGCGCGGCTTGTTTTATGCGGCAGTCAGGGGGCTCCCTGTTCGCTGCTCACATATTCTAATAATATAATACCATGGGGTACGCGGTAACTACACCGTGAACTAAAATCTGGAGAGGTACCGCATGATGTATTTTGCCTGCAGCGCCGGGACCCCGGAGCGAAAAGGCCCACGGCCCCTGCATCTACTGACAACAGGAAAATCTTGCTGTAAGATTGTAAAAATGTAAAACTGTAAAAGATGTAAAATCTGTAAGCAAAGAAATCTATATGAGATTAAAACTCTGCGTCCCAGCGACGCTGGGATCTTTATTCTATTTATCTCTATTGCTTCTTTACTTTACAAATAATAAAAGAAGAGAAGCAAGCAAATCAAAATAAAGAAAAGAATGAGAGTAGAAAAGTTTCTCCAACGCAGAGCCTCTTACAAATCTTACATTTTCTACAGTTTTACATTTTTACAATCTTACAGCGGAAAACGCCCGCGGCGTCCGAATACCGCAGGCGTTCCCCGGAAGGAGTAGAACCATGTCTAACAAGTAGGACCCCAATCTACTCGTTAGCTTGTTCGCGTGCTCGTTTGCGTGCTTGTTCTTTCTTGTACTGCACAGTAGAAATGCCCCACAGAGCACCCAGGAATGTATCAATGACTGCTAGGGTACCGACGATCTCTTTGCCATAGGGGAAGCCCCAGATCTGTGCAAGACCGAAGTACATGGTACCGAGTGCAGGCAGGACCACCTGGGCGATCCATTTCAGTACGTCGAAAGCTTTGTCAGAGAGAATCACATGTGTCACCTCCTGTCATCTTCTAAGATATTGTCAGTGTCCGGGATTCTGCGATTCTCGAACTTCTTATAGGCGTCGAGGTACCATTCGTACTGGTTGCCATTGTAGGTCAACTCATAGTACATACCATCGAACAGCGAGGAGGACAGGCAGTACTTCCAGTTCTGGAGCACTTTCGCCTTCCACACAATGTAGACATCAAAGTTAGGCGCGGGGTCACTGGGATCCAGGTGTGCTTTGATGTAGCCGCGGACCAGAGCAATCGCTTTCTCGTCCATCTACACACCTCAATCATCAGTGAGCAGGCCGCTCAGTGTCTTCTCATCATCGTCCTCCTGGCATGCAGGGCCGAAGTGCGGCGTGTTGAGCTTCTGGTCGATATACTGCTTCATCAGGACACAGGCCTTGATGGTGTCCTGGGTCAGATTGACATCAGTAGCATTGATTTCCCGGGGCGTACCACCATTGAGGATGTCGCGATCCAGGAGCTCTTTGATCATGGGCTGCCAGTAGATCGGTACATCTGCATAGTCCGCAAACATAGGATTGCGATGCTGCAGCGCCGCAGCAATCTCTTCCTGGCAGATAGCTCTGATTTGTTCCTTCAGCTCTTCAGTCATTTTGGCTTCTCCTTTCAAGCGTATTGTTACTTTCTTGGCAATATCGCCGAAGCGATTATAGAGGTAGCTACCAGGGCAGGCCTTAGGAGCAAACCATCTATGCGCAGTCATGTTCTGCAGATCGACTCTGCCGATCAAGGTATTATCTGCGAGCCAGAGCAGCTGCTTAATATTGTTGCGCTTACAGATATCAGTGCACAAGTCAATCACAGCAGCCATAGCTTCACTACTCACAGGCCAATCCGGTGCGCCAGCAGTATTGGAAACTTCAATCGTGATTGCACGGTTGTCATTTGCAGAACTACTGGAGCACCACGAGCGGTTTGCCTCATCGACAAAAAGCCCGATTCTGCCCTTCGAATCGACACCATAGTTGCTACTGGCCTGCACACTGCTTTGTGCAAACCAGTTGCCGAGGCTCTCAATCGAAGCATTGCCAGCTACACAGTGGATCGTGATTGTATCGATTATGTGTTTGCGAGGGCCGCTGTGGTTAGGAGATAGCTTGGTATAAACTACCAGTGGGCTGTTACTCATCGTCCTCACCAGGTTCCTTTCCATTGGTGAGCTCCTCAAGCGCACCTTCGAAAAGTTCGTCGCTTTCATAAACAGGCTTATATTCGGGTTCCATATTGACTCCTTTCTACACTTCAGATAAACTCACAAGCATAGGATCCATGGCCATTGAAGGACCTTTGGTGAACAGTTTCGCGGCAGCATCGAAGACAGTAGCCAAGCCTTCTTTGATCTGCAGTGAGCTACCTAGCCCTTCGTTTGTCTTCATACCCTGGATCACAAGACCAGAGGTATCAACTACTTGTGGAGCTTCGACCTCAGAAAAGCTTGCAGGATCCCAGACAGTAATATAAGACTGGGCTTTAGCCATGCGAGATCTCACCATCCTTAAGGACATCAGAGACATCCATCTCATAGATGTCACTAGCATCAGCGTACCCATCGCTGGTAACATAACGGATCTGTACCTTGACTGGCTTGCCAGCTACAAAGCTCAGGGTGTCTTCCTGGGTGAGCTGCACCTCAATGTTGTAGGGAGAAACTACCAGGGCATCCCCAGTCTTCTCCACCACCACTGTCTTCTGAGTGAAGGTCACAAAGACAGTAGCTTCAGTGAGGTCTACATTGATTGCAAAGTTATAAATCGGGGTCGTACCTCTGCGCATAGTATCTACACTCCTTTCATAAATTTATCTTAGCGAGGACAAAGCCGATGAGCGCTGCAACTACTAGCTTGATAATGTCAGTGACCAGATTGTCCCAGCGCTTAGCAGGCTTAGACTCAAGCCGTTCAAGCCTGATGCCTTGGTTCTTGATCTCTGTTGCCATTGTGCCTATATTGATTGCCATCTTCTCAATAGCAACCGTTAAGTCACCGATACGCTGCGCTGCAGCTTCGACGGCCTTAATCCTTTCATTTTGCCGCTTGTTTTCATCGTCGCGGCGCTGGTTCTCCGTTTCCATTCTGCGGGCGAACTCTTCATGCTCACGCCGCGTAATGAAATCACCTTCCATAGCTGCCTCCTAGTACCCTGCGCCCCACACTGGGGTGCCGTTGATCTTGATGTAGGTGTGCTCAATATCCAGCATGGCAAAGCCCGAGGACTCTGATGACGTTCTTCCATTATTCCCAAAAATGAATTGGCGGCCTGAGCGCTGAACATGGGGGTTTGTCACTTCTATCTCTCGTCTAGCCGTTGTAATTCCGTTGGAAACTGAAAATGACCAGATTGAACCGTCCCAGCGGTAGTTCATGTCATAAATTGTTCCAGCATTAATTGGTAAATTATCTTCCGGGTATTGAGACCCACCCAAGTATATTGTATAATCCCACGTTCCTGTAGATCTATCTGAGAATCCCGCAAAAAAATGAAGATCGCATCTAACCTCAAAACTCGGATTATAATAGAAATTGTTTGAATAATTGGTGCCGCAAATAAAAGCTCGATTTGGAAATGTAGGGAGTTCGCTTAGTTTTACTCGTGTATGGATTTCAAATGGTTGCGTAAAATCTGGTTGGAAGACCTGATTGCTTGAATCCGCCGGAGCTAGTCCAGTATTAGCTGTTGTTAAGTTAATAAACGGCCCAACCCATTTTCCATCGGAAAAACAATTTACATACCGGGCGTTCATCTTGCTTCTGTCTAAAACCGGGGTTTTCCTCATTGGCGGTGTAGTCAAGGCCATCACCGTCGCCCACTTGATTTCTTCCTTCGTCAGTGCCATGTTTTTTCCCCTATTCATAGTTTTATCAGGAAAAGTCTGTCGTTTGGAAACGTCTCCGAGCCTATATGCACAGAACTAATGAAAATACTATTTGTGCCGCCTCCAGAAGAAACAGTAAAAACAGTAGGTATGCTTACATTATAGTAACTAATCCGATTTGCTCCGGTGCCAACAACATCTGGCAGTACGCCATTGGCATTGCAGGCCCCATACTGCACGCTGCCGCGCCATCCTGCAAATACGCTGACAGACGTAACCCAAGGCTGGAGAATGATACCTTCCGCGCCAGTATCCGTTGCGGTCCATCTGACGCACAGGGTGCTCTCGTCGAACATAAATATATCTGGCGGCCCGGATTCAAAATACTGCTGTTTTATGACATCAGGGACAGGGATGATCGGACCTACGCCTCCACCCCCGGTCACGTTTTGAAGGGTCATCGCCATACTCAGTCCCTGCATGATCTGTGCCCTGGTCATATCACAGTCACCTCACAAGTGTGCCCGTCCGGCCAGGTATAGGTCACTGTGTCTCCGTTCACAGTGAAGGTCAGGCCGTACTCCTCTTCGCTACCCTCCACAGTGTAAGTCACTTCCCCGTTCACCGTGTCTATCTCGCAGGAGGCGAGCCTACGGTGCTTCGCATCTACGAAGTCCGAGAGGGTGATGTCCGTATCCTCACCACCGGAGGTGACGTAGCGAATTAGCAATTCATCATTGCTGCCTAAATGCATTACTGCTTTGTTTTCTTCATCGTAAACATAAGCAATAACAGGCCAATCAGTCACTTCTAAAGTTATTGTGGTGTGCTCTGCTGTAGTCCAGTAGTAAAGATCACCATCCCATGAAAGTTGCTCAGTAGTTACCGGCGTTGCGACAGTTGCAACAATGAAATCAATTGTGTCATCTTTTATGCGTATATAGGAGATGGCACTTTGATCACCATTCAAATAATTAAAAGCGCGTGCATAGTCTGTACGCAGTTTCCAGATAACAGCAGCTGGCGCCGAATCGCCACCTCCTCCAGAGCCACCCACAGACCAACCTTTTAATTGGCGGCCTACAGCCATGCCAGCAAGAAGACTTTTCTTATCGTAGGTCATTGCTTAACACCTACCTTTCTTCCGAAAGATAAGAAGCAAAGCAACAACCACAAGGATATAGCTACTAAGCCCCCCCCAGTCACGCTGTCTAAACTTTATATTTTCGATAATAAAACTAAAGGGTGTTTCATCATGAATATAACCCATATCAATACAAAGATAGACATTTTGTGTGTCCTGTGCCATAAAGCCTAGCTCAAAATGATGCTTTTGTCTGTCCATACAAGCATAGGCATATCCAGTATAAGCTATAACGTAGCCCTTTTCACGATACCAATTGAACTCATATATTGTATCACTAGGTGCACGTGACATTATTGCAATATAATCATCAGTATCTCCATAGGTAATTTCTGGAACTCCATCAGGCATTGTAATATCAAAAGAAAGGATGTAAAAAGCATTCATCGCTTGCAAACGGTGCTCTACATAGAAACGATCAAAATATGTGCCTAGGTACATTCGGGCCGTGCAGCGCTGCTCATCCAAATTAAAAGTAATATCCGCTGTAGCACCAGTACCACCAAGCCAGGTCCAACGAGACAAATCACCAAAGTAGCAAGCAGCTTTATGTGCATTTGCTCTTTTTTCATACGAGAGTCCCCCGAATAAAATGTTCCGACTCGGATTGGTGCTCATACCGTGCACAACAAAAAACCCATCATGATCTACTGATACAGCTACAGGCGTATTAGAATTATCCCTGGAAACAAAACCATTGACTGGAACAAGTGGCTCAGGTAAACGGAATAATGGTTTATCAAAAAAAGTTATGTCTTTCGGACGCATCCAGAATTGAATAAGTACAGCAGTATCGGTCTCATAATAGTTACACCAATACTCATTGGAGTCTAGCGTTTGTAGCTCACCACCATAACGTGTTGGATATATTCCACTACCTACTATATAAGGTTTATTGGCAGAACCATTACGCGCAGCTAACTGCAGACCTGTATTGTCTAAGTAAAAACTACCAGGATAAGTTGCATTACGTGGTACCCAGGAAAAAGCAGCACCAACGCCCTCCTGAAAAATAGACGTTTCTGCAGTAAGGAGTACCCCCGTATATGCTGATACAGACAGGTTTAGCTTCATGTCTACATAAAAATAATAATCTTCTCCGCGTGTAAAATACATTGCTTTATTTGGATAAGAAGGATCACAGTTAATGGGCGTTAGCATATAAGGGCCTGACCAGTCAGCCGCGGGCACTGGCTGCCCACCAGTTCCACCTGTTGCCCAGCCTTTAAGCTGTCGACCAATGGCAACACCAGCAAGAAAGTCTTTCTTATTATACACAGTATTGCCTCCTTTCTACCAGGTTATTGTGCACTCATGACCATCAGGATGCGTAATCTTAATTGGATTACCACTTCCATCAAAAGTCACAGCGTATGTAATGCTTCCACTCGATCCTTCAATTACTTCACTAAAATAGCCAGAATCCCAGCCACTAAAATCCATACTTACTGTACGACGAAGGCCAATGAGATCAAGATACCCATCAAAGCCTGCATACATACCGATCTCTTTTCCACCTGTAGCAAGGAAGGTAATCTGTAACTTTGTGGCATCTTTGATAATAAATGCTTTAGAGTTACCATCATTATCACCTTGTCCAAGTGTTATGAATGGCATATAATAGCCTTCAGGAGTTGTATCAAACTCGAACTTAGCCTTAGTTTCATCATTGTAAGTGTAGATATAGACGGGATAGCTAGTAGGCGTTGTTGTAGTAAAGATTCGAACACCATTATAGTATGGGTAGCCATCAGTACCAAGCGTAACGCCAGTAGCAAGCGTCTGCCCTTCTACTGCCCATACTTGCTCTTCCCAGTAAAGATTAGCCCCATATGGGTTCTTTGCTTGTTCACTACCATTATCATAGATGCCAGCCATAAAATGGATATGCTCTTCAGCAATATCTAAGAAGTTGTCATCTGAAGTATCTTGTGCAAGGTACTTAACGATCCGGCGCGCTGTGCTTAAATGGTCTACTGTCAAATCAGCCATATCACCAAGAGCAGCATAGAGCTCATCAGCAGAGAGCTGACCGCTCACTTGAATATTGCCCTCAATAACAGCCGTACCTGTAAAGACCTCATCACCCACGAATAAGGTGATGTTAATATAGGAGTGACCTTGCCCATCACTATACTGCCCAACACTAAGGCTAATGCTCGCTTTCAGTTCATCTACCATGTCCTGTGCAGCATTCAGAAGATTCGTCATATCTTCTTCACGGGACTCAGGACAAAATTGAACATTAGAAACTACCAGCTGACTATCAGTGTCATTGATAATCGAAAACTTGAAGACAGTATATTCGCCGGAGCGTAGCCTTATATCTTGCCGGAAGCCCATCCCATCCATATCTATGGGATAAAGCATATAGTCATACGCATCGCCAGAGTCACACATTGCTTCGACACGGATCTTAATGTCCGGTGTGTATGAGGGCTCTGCACCGATGGCATCATTGTACTGGTCTGCTATAAAGATAATTCTAAAATACTCAGAGAGCTGCGCAATCCTTGTAGTATTGAATGTGTGAACATCTACACTGCCTGCATTCAATGTGATATGGTCATGGAGTAAGATACTGGAGCCAAATGTCATTCTTCATTCACCTCCAGAATCTCTGCATTAAGCAGTGTAAGAGTACCAGACAAGCCACCATCATAGCGAAGAGACTGACGGATAAGAATCCCAGTGAAATCGAGATTATATCGGCTACTATATACCCTGATCTTTTCGCCGAGTTGGAAGCGAGGATTACCTTTAACAGAGACTTCAAGTACAGGCAGAATGCTTTGCACATAAGCATCCATAAAAGACTTAAAGGTTGTCAGATAAGCCTGTGACTGAATGTAGATATTACTAAACTTCAGAGCATTATCACAGCCAGCATCCTCAGCATAAACTTCAGTAGTCTGAATATACTGGCCACAGAATTCAATACGACCTCGAAACGAATTCGTGAGCGTAAATATCAGGATCTCAGTAGCATTATATGTCAAAAAGTCAATATAGGGTGTCTCATCACCACTGGATGTAACATAGACTACATTAGCTACTGGCGTATTGCTAAAATTCCGATCCCGATACTGTGTAGCTACTGTGTTCACAATATCAGACTCGGTATACAGTGTAGTTACATTACTCAGCTGCGGAATCAGTGCGCAGACTGAAGCACCATCATACTGCAGCATAATGCTCTGCTTTGTTGTAGGCTCAATGATCTGGTCATCGTCTGTGATAGTATGAGCAAGAGCTACTGTTCTATGCATGTACCTGGTAATGAGATCACCATCATGATCACAGAAAATAAATACCTGAAGGCCTCCAGCAATATTGTTCAAAAAGTCAGCGTTTTGCTGAATATGGTAGCCATAGCGTAGAGTACCGATAAGAGCACCATCCAATGTAATGGGCATACCAAGTTTTGTAAAGAACTTCTGGATGAAAGTGTTGTATGCAATGTTCTTATAAACAGGCAGCTTGACTCTAGTGGCGTTGATTATCTTACTGACCTTATCAGTGGCTGTGACAGACACTGTCTGTCCCGCAAAACCTACTTGCCAGTCAGTCAGATAAAAGACACCAAGAGGATCCCAGTCAAAGGCCGGGGTTGCTACTGGACGCATATAGAGCTTAACCTGAACACCAACCTCAATCTTCTGATAATAAGGGCTCAGGGCATTAGTCGGGTTAAAGACGTCATTTCTGTTGGAAAGCTCAAAAGAAAGCTCATTAGCAGAAACTGAGGAGAAAGGAGCACAGTTATCTGCGCTGACTTCTTCCATTAAATCCCAGGTAATGAGATAGTTGTCCTTAGTAATGGACAGAGGTGTATTCTCAATACCATCAAAGTAGATGTCGAGCTTACACTCGATCATCCTACTCTTAGCATTATAAGCAGCATCTGTAGTTGCAGCCATTGCTCTACCTCCTACTGCTCAATTAAGCTAAGCGTTACGTCTTTCCAGACCCACTGCTGCTTAAAGCGTGAACCATCACCTCTATGCAGTTTATGCGGGATTGCTCCCGCATAAACCGTTGCTGACTGCGGACCCCGATCATCCGTATATGTCAGCGTATGAAAGCACTGATGAGTTGAAGGAAGGTTTGTCCACAGCAGGTCGATAATGACATCCAGCTGTGCAGAGGTAATGGCATTCCATTTGAAGTTATACTTGCGCTTGTTAGCGACAAAGTCCATCGTCATATCACCATTGGCGATACGAGTAGACTGGGTGAGGGTGTAGTACTCTACATTGAATTCGTTAGGATCTTTGATTTTAACGTTGTCAATATAGAAACCTGTAAATGCCATACCCTACACCTCCTTTATTATATTATATGCACTCACGCTACTGGATGGACCTGTTAACCTCTACGCATTGATTCAGCCTGCCGAATTGAATAGAGCTTGCGCTCAAGCGTCCGAAGGCCTGCATCATCAGCAATCAATGTACCCACATAGATCGGGGTTCTACCGTCAGTTCCATCAGCACTTGCCTGCGCAGTAGCTACTGCAGGAAGTACTCTCTCAAGGACACCTCGCGTCACTGCATCTATAAGGCCAGTCATATCAGTGCCACTACCACGAGTACCGCTAGGAGTAACTATGCCTCCATTTACCAGACCAAGAGCAGCACGAAGACCCTGTGCACTATCAGGCATGAAGCTATCCAGTACAGGACTCATCGACAACGATACGGTGCCCCCAGCAAAAGCCTTAACCGTAGGACGATTGCCTACATACTTTTGCACTGTTTTTGTATCATCAGCATTAAGAATCTGTGTACCGGCCGGTAGATCATAGAGACCAGCTTCGAGCAGCTTCGTATCACCATTTGGCATAATGGCCATTTCCTTGCCAAGTTCACCAGCAAGGATCGGGAGACTCGATGCCATAGGATCTACTGTGCCACCAGCTGCAAACTGAGGCAAATTACTGACAGTGGACTGCTTGCCGGTAACGCCATCAATCTTTATATACTTAATAAGCTTACCATCAGATGAATATTCACCATAATAAGTATTACCTTGTTTATCAGTGCCTTTGTAAACAACGTTATTTTTCGTAGAGCCAATACCAAGGAATCCACCTGAACGGCCAGCGCTAGCCTGCAAGCTCTCTAGCTGCTGCATACTAGTCATAGCCCTAGTGACAGCATTAGCAATACTCGTTGCCATCTCATCAGCAGTACCAGAGACTCCTCCAGCAATCTCACCAAGCACAGAACTAAGATTGGTGAAGCCAGTTGATGCAGTATTCTTGATGTCATACATCTTGGTCTCACAGTTTTTATCTACCTGCGAGAGTGCTGTCTGAAGCTCATCAGGTAATGCACTGAAGGGGACCAACGCCTCGCGGTCAATAGTTTCAGGAATGTCTGCTCCATCCACATAACCAGCAATAGCAAGCATGCCTTCATTTACATCAAGACCCAGTGTAGCTAGCGCATCTTTGGTAGGCTGATCAATAGACTCCCAGGAAGCGATCCAGCCATCGGTAGTCTCTACAAGCCATTTGCCGATCTTACGATTGATCTCAAGGAGCTGTTCATCAGCTACAATGCCTGCTTCTTCAAGGTACTGCTTAACAGTATCAGGCAACTGATCCCAGAGCTCAGGCTTATTTACAAAGACTGCTACAATATCACCGGCTCCCTCTTCCATAACCTGAGAGAGATCCACAATTACCTGATTACCAGCCTCTGTGGTTTTTACACCAAGTGCTTCGAGAGCAGTCACAGTTTCAGTAGTGAGGGACTCCCATTTCTCTTTACTGATGAGGGTAAAGCCGTTTGTAATTGCCTCACCGGTATTGCTAATAATCATCTGGAATTCTTCACCTGCACCAGTGAATGCAATACCAATGGATCTAAAAGCCGTAAGTATTTCTTCTGTCAGATCTTCTTCTTTGATAGGAGAGGGGACTACTACAGCATTAGCCCAATCAATAAGGTTATCCTGGATTGTTCCACCCTCTTTATCTACCAAAGCTGCGATACTATAGAACTGGTTCTTAACAATGTCAGAGACACCAGTCCAATCTAGCGCATCAAGTGCAGACTTAAGTGTAGCATCACCACTAAGCACAGCTTCATTTGTGATCTTAAGGAAGCCATCCTCAGTAACAGTACCAATGTCTGCAATGATCTTTTCCATGTTCTCGCTCATCTGAACGCCGATGCTATCAGACAGCTTAAACATAGCTGCAGTCATGCTCTCTTTGACTTTATCAAAATTACCAAACTCAATCTCGCTGGTGTCAAAGTTCAAACTGATGCTGTATTCGCCAAGTTGATCGATGATTGCCTGACTAAAGTGCTCAGCACTGAGTGCAATATCACGTTCATTACCAGTACGCGCTTCATTATGGTTATACATGAACGAAACAGTACCATTGCTGTTTACCTGGATGCCAGCCTCTGCAAGGATCGAAGCCTCATCAGTGGTTACGCTAAGGGCCCCTACATCAAAGGACTGCCCGTCAAGGTCAATAATGACACCGTGTGCATCTACTGTAATACCACGCAGTGCATCAATCAACGCATCCTGATCGGTACCCACTGTAATATAGTCAATAGCCGTAGGTCCTTGAAGCGCTGTTTCATACATGCTGCTGCCGGAGCCAAGGGTGATGCCAGCAGCTGCCAACTGGGCAAGCATTGTAGGCATGAGGCCTTCAAGAACTGCACCAGTAAGGTACTGTGCAGTGTTACCCGCAAGTACATCAATGTTGCCACCTACTGCACCATAAGTAGCTGTACTAATCCCAAGTTCAGTAAGCTTAGCTTGCTCGTAGGCATCCCAGATATCAAGCTGCTGCTTCATAAGAGCTACCGCCATGCCAGGATTCTCATCAAGAGTATAGCCCGTAATTTCACGATAGCTACTATCGCTTTCAGCAAGCAAAGCAAGATAACTTTGAATATTATCGTAAGCAGTGATTGCACGAGCATCATAGCCCATGACATCTACAAGGGCCTGCTTAAGATAATCGTTTCCATCAATGATGCCCCGCAGGGTCTCAGTAAAGTCGCCCTCTTGAGCGCCGCCGACATACATTGCCTGGATCATTGCTCGCAGTGCTTCAGTATCATCACCAAAGTAGCGAACAGCGCTGCCTGTAGCATCAAGCACACGGACATACTCTTTGCCATTTACAGCAATCTGCTCACCGAGCTGCAGACCTGCGTAGTCTTCACCGAGAATCTTTTTGATTGTTTCGAGGTCGGCTGCAGCACTTTCAAGCGGCAAAACCATCTCAGAAGAGACCCAGCTACCAATGCCATTTTGTCCCTGGTGAGCTTGTGCAATAGATGTTGCATCAATAGCACCCATTGCAGCTGCTATACGAACAGCTACCATTGCTTCATCACCTTGGGCCATGCCAAGAGAATTCAAGCTACGCTTAATATCTGTATCGAACCATTCAGCAAAGCCATACCCTTTACCAGTGCTACCAATATACATATCCTTAGTATAGCCACTGCCATAAAGGATGTTCTCATAGGCATTGTTACCTCGAATATTATCAGTAGGAGTGGATGTAGCAAAGCGGAATGCCTGGTATAGACTGTTTGTGCTTGCAAGCTCTACGACCTTTGCAAGGTCCTCAGCAGAAACAATACCTCCATTATCTGCTTTGATTGCATCAAGCAATGTTGCAGTGTCAGTGATGCGTGCTGCTACGACGAGGTCTGCAATCTCCTGCTCTGCGTATGTACCACTTTCACGAAGCAGCTTCTCAAACTCAGTGGTATCATATGGCGAAGCAACACCGAGACCAAATATGCCTCCGTGCTCTCTACCGGCGAGCATACTACTCCAGGTATTAACGGCTTTAGAATACTCATCATTACCAAAGAGAGTATTCATACCAAGCGAAGTAGCTACTGCAGAAAGCCCACCAATAATGAGCCCAGGAATGCCCCCCACTACTCCGCTAATTGCCATCATCAGAACATTGATGATACCATTGACAAACACAGACTGCCCAACGGCCTGTGCAGCACCTTCATAGATGTTATCTGCAACAAGTTCACCAGTATTGAGGCCTGCTGCTTTAATAAGTTCAGTAACCTCATCAGAAAGGAGACTTTCTACGAACAGGCCTGCAAGGTCCTCATTCTTGATGTCTTGCGTGCTCTGCCTGATACCAGATATAACAATATCAGCAATATCAAAGATGCTATATGATGCAATATTGAACTTCAGCAACTTCCTACCGAAAGATTCGAAGGATTCATCGATTGCAGCTGCCGCTCTGTTTACTTGTTTTGCAGCATACTCACCTGCATAATATACGTCATCAGCGACGTCATAGATGACGGCCCCCTTCTGGAAATCAGCGAAGGAATCACCAAGAACATCCTTCAGATGCTTTAAGGCATCATGCACACCGTCTCCTGTCTGTCGTGCAAGCCTAAAAGTATCAATTGCATCTGCAATCTGCTCCGCAACGTCTGTCTTAAAGGCACCTTCTCTTGCTAAACGTGCATATCCATCAAGAAGCCCTTGCCAATCAGTCGTGATTGTTTCACCAATGAGCTTCCACTCACCAGTCGCCTGATCAATATAATAAGCTACTTTATTCGAGCCACTTGAAAGAACCTTGCCAAAGGACTCAAAGTCAAGAGTCTGTGCACTACGTAAGCCTTCACGTGTCTTGATAATGAGTGAATTAAAGAAGCGTGTACGGAACGTATCTAAGTCAGCGCTTGCAATCTTAAACTCATTACTTGCTGCGCCATATGCTTGCTTAAAGCTCTTTGCAAGATCACTACTTTGATCAGGTACAGATTTCCAAAGCCTGAGTGCCTCATCAGCCTTAGCCCCAGCAACCTGCAACTTACCAAAGGCTTCAGCATAATCATTGATAGCATCCATGAGCTCAGGCACAGCCTTAAGGTCAAGGCGTCTGGTATTCGAGAAGCCGAAACCAAAGTACTGGAAAAACTTTTCATAAGCAGCCTCACCAAAAGAGCGTGCTCTGCCCATGAATCTACTAATGATGCTCGGATTAAAAGCCGCATCCTCAACACCGTCAAAGAGCTCGATGACTTCATCAGCCGTACCTGCCGCAATACGCCGGAAAGTATCTACAACATCATCGCTGACTCCATAGATGGACTTAATAAATGAATCAGGGAAATAATCAAGTAAATCATTAGCACCAGCACCAGTGAAGAGAAGTTTTGCAGCATCATCAAAGATGTCTTCGCCAAGTGTACTTCCGCCAAGCCATTTTACATAACGGTTAAGCCACTCCCATTGGTCAGCCACTCCAGAAGCCGTATAAGTAGCGTCGCCAATGACGTCAGCCGCTGCAGCAGCAACGCGGGCTGCTTCACTAAAGCCTTCCGCAGCATCATCAGCCAAACCAGTGATATTCCTAAAGTAACTCTCTGCATAGTCAAGGGCTTCGTCAAGCGTAGCTGCCTGATATTTGAACGTACCTTGTGTAACTTCAAAGCCACCTTCTATACCAGTAAGTCGCACACTTTCACCAAAAAGATCTACTTTACCATTCTTAGCAAGCTCTTCTACTGCACTATCTACAATCTGAGCACGTGTAGTAATATTTAGCTCAGCAATAGTGGCAATACGGTGTTGCTGCTGCAGCTCATCAATCGCTTGAGCTAATGTATGGCGCATATCGCTTAGCTGTTGAATTGTGCGCTGAAAGCTTTTAACTTTAACAGGATCTGCGAGCCCTTCAAGTGCTTTTTCGAGTTCTGCTAGTTCATTGCCAGTCTGAATATAGCTTGTTTTGAGTGCTTCAATACGCGGAACAAGCGTATTCCTGAGTACTTTAGCTGTTGCAGGTTCAAGGTCATTAAGTGCATACAGAAGTTTCTTTGCTGTATCAGTAGTATTGGTTGTTACCTTTAGTAACTCTTCTGCTGCCTCAGCAAGATGGTTACCCCTAAGTGTTTTTGCAGCAGCTTGCAGCTTGTTAAGGGTACCCGAAACTTCAGTAAGGCCTGCTGCTGTTTCTGCAATTTTAGCTACTGTTCCATCTTTAATACGCTTCCAGACTTCATAAGTCATCGCAATGTCATTATCAGCAAGGTGTGCAAGATCATCAAGGGTACCGACAGAGATCTCATAGGCCTCTACCAGTTTGATATCCTTACCGAACTGAATGAACTTATTGACTTCTTCATTAAAGAGGCGCATGACATCAGCCCCAGGCAGGAAATTCTTCCCGTCAGGCATCCATGCATTCAGTATATCAAGGTCATAACCACCAATGTTTGATGCATTGTAACCAGAAATAAGCGTCCTATCTGCTTGCGTAAACTGATAGACTTCACGCATGACGGTATCAATGTCATTCGCTGCATCCATCATATCTACTGTGACATTTGAGAAAGCCTTCTCAAAGTCTGCGTTGATGCCACGCATATAGTCAAGCAGTGCTCTGTTTTCACTTCCCCAGCTTACCAGCCAAGAACGCTGTTCACCAGCAGTGTTGATAGCACTAATCTGAACAGGACGTGGCTGGATGGCACCAGTAGCTGTCTGAATCGGGAAGCCACTAGCCTCAATGTCAACAAAGGACATAATCTGAGGAAGTGACTGCTTTGCAGCGCGCAGGGTGGCATCAAGTGGGGCATAATTGATTTCCTGCAATAAACCTGTAAAGAGTCCTCTGATTTCTTTTTCTACACTATCCGTAACCTGAATGATACCATCGTCAATATCCTTAAGAAGCTTGTTGCCCCAAATGCTCAGATGCTCTTGAATATTAGCAATATGGACAGGAAGCTCAATCTTAAAAGCTTCTGCACTTGACAGGATACGTGTCTCTTCACCAGTGGCTTTCATAAGCTTATTAAGCTTATCAATCTGCTGGCCCATCTGGTATGCAGCAGAATCTGCCTGAAGATGTAAAAGCTCAATGAGGCGCTTATAGCTCCGAGACAGAGTAGCTACATCGTAAGCAGTAACTGCTAAGCCATTTTCGATCTGGAAATTCAGTCTTGTTGCAGCATCTATGGTAGTCCGAATCGTCCTAGGCAGTTCGCTGGTAAGCATCGGAACTTCTGCAAGAAGCTCTGTTGCTTCAGCAAGCTTACCAAGAGCTTCACCGAACTCTGTGATATCCTGACCGGCTTTAAGGAACTGCCCATCAAGCTCTACAGGGACCTCTGTGCTACTTGCAAGCATCCTTGCAGTTGCACTGATCTTCTGCATCCCTTCTCTAAAAGTAGCTGCTGCGGCAGTTGCATCTTCACCTGCCTTGACTGCTTGGTTATAGTTTCTTACAAGCTTATCAATCTGGCTACGAACAGGAGCATGGGTAAAGAGCCCGCGTGTCTCGATTCCTTTAAGAGAATCAGGCCCAAACAAGCTGTCAAACCAGCCTGTGATATTACGTGAGAAATCATTGTAGCTGCGCAGGACAGGCACAAAGTCCATCTCAGAAAAGACTTCCTGACCATCGCGTACTACACTGAAATATGCCTTAGACAAATCACCAGGTACTTGCTTATTTGCAACGAGCAGTGCGATTGCCTCATTCATTGCATAGAAGTAATCAGCAAGTCCAGTGACTGCTTTAATATCTACACCAGAATAGTCAACGATGAACTCAGACATCATCTTCCTAAAGTTCTTCGTATCAAAGGCGCCCTGCAGATCTGTAAAAGCTGGCCTAATCACTTCTTCAAAGTAAAGCTTTGTAAGTGTTTCCTCATCAAGCCCCTTAAGGATATCACCTCTAAGGCTTCGATAAAGCTCAACAGCATCAGTAGACAGATAGCGCCCTTCAAGTTTGCTTACTAGATCTGTGCGCGTATTACCACGCATAAGAGCTGCTTCAACATTCTGAGAAATAACATTATTAAGCCGACGGAAATCAAAGTCACGATTGAGAATAGAGATTAACTCACGACGATTATTAGCACCAAAAGCTTCAAGATGCGGAATAAACTCATAGTACCAAGAAGGTTTGTTTGCCGCAAGCAAAGCATTCGAGGTAATAACTTTGATACCATTAACCTCATCTACAACAAACTGAGAAAGGGTATCCACCACACTACCAGTAGTGACTTTGAAGTCAACACCAATCTCAGAGAGAAGCTGTACATTATCATTAAGTGTTTCATTGAGTGCCTTAAAGAATGCCACAGAGGCATCATTCTGAACAATGATCGGTTGATTAGGCAAGGCTGCATGACCCGTACCATGCACGATACCAACTGCTTTGTCCATAGCATCCAAGGCAAGTGCATAGCGCATAACAGGCTCAAGGGTAACACCGAGTGCAGCAGTCATTCTGGTGAAGGCACTTTCTACACCGCTGATTCGCCCAGTGATCTTAAGCAGATCACCAAAGATCCTGTCAGTGAGCATAGGAATGCTACCACTGAACGCATCCAAGCCATTAGTAAGAACTTGGAACTTTGTACCAGTAGCTACCAGCTGATCAGCAGACACTCCAATAGCATCAAGTGCCTTAGAAAGCTCAGGAGAAAGGCGACTCTTAAGCAATCCTCGCAATTCTTCTACTGCATCGTCAAGACCAGAAAGGTGCGGTGTGGCTGCTTCCAGTGCAGCAGTAAACTTATTATAGCTCTCAAGCGTGCCGCGTGCAACTTCAGGAAGCGTTTTCAGCTGAGCAATGCTTGAACTACCCAGAATATCTGCAAGCTCTTTCTGATATACTGCGAGAGTATACTCAAGTTCACGGATATGCCTTGTTGATTCGTCAATATCATCAAAAAGCTTTTGTGCATATTTAGTACCACCAACAGTACTGGTATCGACTAGCTTGAAGGCTTCCTGTAACTCTACAAGCTCCTGTTTTGCAGCTTTAATAAGACTGTTCTGTGTACGGATATCAGCCTGAATGTCTGCAAGTGCGCGTGTCTCACGTATCTCAAGCTCAGCCTGCGCACGTGCAACGCGTGATTGCATCTCAGTTGCCTGCAAGGCTGCTTGCCTACGTGCTTGATCAATCGTGGCCTGCACTTGGCTAACATTCTTAACCACTTCTTCATTTGTTTTCTCAATATACTGCATGCTAGCTTCAAGCTTACGCCCAATAGAGTTGCTAATAGCTACTGCATTTGCTTCAGCAATGGCCTCTGGGTTGAGCTTACGCATATCCGCAGCAATATCACGAAGAAGCTGATCTGCATGATCTACGCTGGCAATAATCTTATTCTGTGCATCAAGCTCCTGCGGAGAAATGCCCACGCGGCGTGCTGTCTCAATGGTAGTTCCTGCAACATTCCTAGAAACACCATAGCTACTGACAGTATCAAGTGCTTTACGAATTTCTTTGGAGTTAGCATCAAAGAGGCGCAAGAACTTTACACCAAGTGCATCAATGTCAGCGGTAAGTTCTTTAGCCCGAAGCTTATATGCTGCAGACAGCTCCTCAAGAAGTTTGTATTCTGCATCAGCCTGTGCAATAGCTGCCAGGTTATAGCCCCTAGTCCCATCCGCAAGGCGCTTAAGCGGACCAGAGAAAGCAGTATTAAAAGCCTCAGTTACTCGCTCAGCTTGATCAGTAAGTGCTTTTGCAAGGTCCTCAGGAGTGAGGCTAGAAAGATCCATGGCTACGCTGCCTGCCTGCAGTTGCTTCAGGTGCTTATCAACGGCAGTCAAGCGCTCAGTAATATTCTTATACTCACCCTGTGTAAGATCGAACTGCCTAGTAGCTGCAAGCAGCTGCTGTCGCTCAAGCTGCAGGGAGTTTGCGAGCAGCTCCTGTGCACGGTGCCAATCTACTGCACCATCTGCAAGCAGCGGAACAGCCTTATTTGCATAAGAAGCTATTTCACCAAGCTGCCCAAAGTTCTTTGAAAAGAGTTCAAGTTGTGCATCCAGTGTAGTGCTAAGACGCTTCAGCTCGTCAAGCGACTCAGGCGTATTTGCTTTGCTGCGTTTCTGAATAGCCACCTCAAGGCGATCCATTGTACCATTGAGTGCTTTAAGCTCAGTGGAAACAACATCTTGAAGCTCATCTAGCTTCTTAAGAAGAGCAGCTTCGTCAGAGAAAGCATCTACCTTACCGGTCTTTGTAGACGGAGTCGCATCACCATACCTAGGCTGGTCTGCTTGCTGCTTTGCGAATGCTTTGCCAAGACCAAGTACCAGACCCATGATGGCACCAGGGAGCATATGGCGCCAGAAGTCAGCATCAGCTGCCCAGGTATCATCCCAAATGCTATCCCCATAGACATCACCAAAGTTGAAGGTAGGCTTCTCAGGAAGGTCGATGCTAGAAGGGAACGGGAAGTTTGCTTCTAGCAGGTCAATGAGGTCTGTAAAATCATCGAGGATGTCATCAAGCTGACCACTTGTCGGCTCGTCCTCATTCGGGACGTCGTAAACCTCATCAAAAGCGGCAACCCACTCTTTGGTAGTAGTATCTTTACTTCCACCGGACTTTTTCTTATCATCATCGTCCTTCTGCTTCAGAGACACTTCAGAAGGATCTCCGAGGTTCTTATAAGACTCCTCATACTTTGCACGATAGGCCTCTACTGCAGCATTATAATCCTCCATCTGCGCAAGGTACTCTTCATACGCAGTCTGCCAGTTATTATTGAGCCCAGAAGAACCGTTTTCAGTGCTCAGCCCAGCAAAGCTGTTGTTGATCATTCCAAAGAGACTTGCAGCAGCTACGAGGTAAGCAATGAGTGTTGCAACAGATGCAGTAAGTGCCACAACACCAGCATTAGCACTCATGCTTGCAGGCAGAATTGCAAGAAGCCCAGAAGCCGCCTGATAGCCAGCAACACCAGCACTTGCAAGTGCTTGGCCAAGGAGGGACACAAACTGTGTTGCTTTGTAAGCAATGTAGAGAGAGGCAATGCCTTTGCCTACTACTCCAGTACTAATTCCCATCTTATCCAGTGCGTCAATAACACCATTGATGGTTTTTGCCAAAGCAGTCAATGCGACAAGGCCAACATTGATAGAAGCACTGAATGATTTTCCAATGACAGACAAGACAGGAGATGCTGCATGATACAGCTCTATAAAAGCATCCTTGAGCTGCAGGAGGTTACCAACTGTAGCAAGGATGTCATTGCCAAGTTTACCAGTCGGATCTATACGTAGGATGACATCATTAAAGAGGCCAGGGGTCCCCTTTTCAGTGACAATATTTCGCCAGTCATCGAGAGTATCCCTGATCGTGCGGGTTGCATCAGTAAGCCTATCATAAAGCGGATCAAAGGCCTCTCTTGCAATGATCTTGGCATCATCAATGATGGTGTCCTTCATACCTGCAAAGGTCTCTGCGATACGGTCAGCGGCACCCTGATATCGCTTCTCCAAGCCATTAAGGATTGCGACTACTGCCTTATCAGCATCGACCCAGTATTTACCTATGTTACTAATCTGGGCGCCAGTAAGACCAAGCTCATCCTGCAAAATATCATAGATAGGAATATTTGCATTGGCCAACTGACGAATTTCTTCATTAGCAATACGACCCTTAGTCAGCATCTGACCAAGAGCAAAGACAATGCGTTCAAGGTTTTCAGAGGTGGCACCTGTGGCAGCAGCCGCATCAGTAAGCACTGTGAGTACCGACTGCGTCTGACCCATTGCAACGCCTACGGACTGCATGTACTTAGACAAGCTAAGCACCTGGTCAGTATTAAACGGTGTACGCGCTGCAAACTCATTCACTTCACGGAGGTAGGCAGTAACCTTAGCTGCTGCCTCCTCCGTGCCGACTGCAGAGTCTACGAAGTACTCGAGTGAGATACTGGCCTGCTCCATAGCAGAGGAGAACTGCAGAGCAGCTGAAGCAGCTCCAGTCAAAGCATTCATAATGGCATAGAAGCCCTGAGAGATAAGAATACCCGAGACCACTCGCTTTGTATCTTTTAAGCTACCGGTAAGATCTTTCCAGCGCTTATCAAAAGCTGTAGCCTGGGACTGCATATCTTCGAGTGCCTTGACAGTGAGTCGCTGTGTACTCGAAATATCCTTTGAAAATTGTTTAGTATCGACATTTAAGCCAAGTGTTGCGGTTGAAAACACAGTAGCCATAAAAGCCCTCCTTATATCTCGAAGCCCACCTCTTCAACAGTATCAACTACCCTGTGAGTACTCGGACTATTTACCTTTGCATGGGCCTGACTTAACATATTAAGCTTAACGGGCGTGCTGCGCCAGAATGACTTTTCAGACATCCGCAGCACAGTCACGCCCGTATAGAACAACATCGGCCAGTCCCAACCCTTTGTGGTTACTGCGCCGAGGGATTGAACTGCAGTACCGTTTTCTTCTCCTCCGCCGGCGGCTCCTCCTCCACCGGCTCCTCTGCGTTTTTTGGCGGGATAAGGTCACGCAGCAGTGCAACGATGATCTTTGCGTTGATCTCGCGCAGGTTTCTGAAGGTAACGTAGCTACCCAGCTTACTCTTGGAGATGTTGTAGCCAGTGATCTCGTCATGCTGATCATACTGGGCTGCATCATGCAGGCATCCTGCCCAAAGAAGATTCAGAGTGTCTTCATGCTTGGCCTGCTTGGTATGAACCTTCTTAAGATAGTCAAGCAGGGGAGTGCCCGCGATGGTGATCGTCTTGCCATCCACAGGCATATCACCGATACGAACCTGCGTCAGAAGCTTCTCAGGATCAACATTTTCCTGGGTCCCAAGAACCATCTGAATGACAGAATCTACACTGTCATATATCTTCTCGAGCTCACAAAAGGCATTCAGGTCATATACGAGGCGGACCTTATAGTCCTCAGCAAGCTCGATCACCACATCATCAGGCTTGAAAATAGCTGCATTTTCGTTTGCCATGGTCGATCAATTCCTCCTATTGTTTTTAGAAAAGAGGAGCGGGCGGTCATTCCCGCTCCTCTTTGAAGAGCCCAGTGTCTTTTGCTTAGGACACAGTCACGCTGCAGAGCACGCGGACGCCGCCCACAGAGGCACTGACCAGAGCAGTGCCGGGAGCCACAGGCGTCAGCACTGCGGCGCTCACGCCGCTGGCATTGGTAGCCCCGCCGGTCACGGTCACGACGCTCTCATCACTGGATGCCCAGACAGGCTGAATGCCCTCGGTCACAGGCGTGACGGTAGCACTCAGGGCACCGTCGGTACCGACAGTCAGAGACTTGGTATTCGCATCCAGCTCGATGTCGGTGATCAGCGTGCCATTGCCGCCGGTCAGCGCCAGAGACTGACTGGTGAACCAGTTGGCGATAACAGCCGCAGAGACAGACGGATCGTCAGTATCCACAGCGATACGCCACAGGTTGTCAGCGTCGCGCTTCAGGAAGTTGCCGGTGATAGTCGGCGTGTTCCAGTTGATGCTGTCAGATTTGGTCTGGTTGTTCTCGTCGGGCGGGCTGAACTTGCCCTTCAGATACCAGATCAGCCGGTCAGCACCATTGGACTTCTTCACGCTCATGCCGATCGCCACATAAGGCGGGATGGCCTCAGCGGAAGAACTCACGACGCCATTGGCATAGGTCTCGCCCAGCAGGAAGGCCCGATGCTGGGGCTTCAGGTCGGCGACATTCAGCTCCAGGGTCATGGCACCCAGCGTGTACGCAGAATCGTACGGGCCGTCGTCAGCGAACAGGGTGTCATTGGCAGCATTGGGGCTGAAATTTGCCGTGATCGCACCGGCAATGCGAACCGGGGCGTTGTAGGAGAAGGTCCCGGCCTCAGCATCATCGGTGAGCATTTCGGCGTAGTGCAGGTTGGTAAGACCGATGGCCACGCCTTTGCCTTTCATTGCCATGATAGAAGTTCCTCCTTTTATCGTTTTGTTGTCAAAAGGGCATAAAACTCAAAGGTTTTTCTACCCTGTTGATCCTGTTCGTGAAACTGAGGCGCATCATACAAAGTAATCTGCGCTCTCGTTTCAGCAAGCTCAAGGAAGCCAGGCTGGTCACCGATGAACTCATCCTCAGTGTTATCCAGTGCCTCATAAAGCTCTTGGGCAATCTCAAACGCTGTAGTGCTGTTTGCCGCACGGGTAGCTACCCTGATTGCATGAATCCCAGCATCGATCACCGCCGGAACATCCCGACCGGTACGAACACGCTGAACTACAGAGCACTCGTTAACCTCAGCGGGCAGCTGATAGTAAAACATATCAACCCCCATCTCACGGCTGGTCTTTTCAGCAAGATACTCAGCAACCTGTACCACAACATCCGTCATAGCCCCATCTCCTTTATTTGTTCAATGAATGCCTCCTGCATCTTTTCTACTGCCTGTTGAGCAAGCAGCTGCATTTCAGCTTCCATCTCAACGGGATTGTCTCCCAGTCCCGACATAGTGACTGTCCCGGAGCCAGGAACATTCGTCGGAATTCCGGTGACCTCATCGAAGGACATCTTATAGCTGCCCTTGTCGCTAAGGACCTCTTTTGCTGTTACCCCAGCGGCTGACTGGACCACTGAGGCAAGCTGCTTAAAACCTGACTTGGTGACTCTGGCATTAAAGCGCCCACCAGTTGTTCTCCCTTTGGTACCTTTTGCATTGACTGTTCCTCTACGGAAACTGCCTCTGTTGTAGCCCATTAGAGATACACCACCTGAACGCTAAGCTGACCATCGTTTCCATCATAGTAACCGCCAAGCCGACGAATCTCAAACTCAGCCTTTTCACCAGGAATAATGATCCTGTCCGACTCCTCAATCTTACGCGTAGGAATCACGTACACATAAGATCTACAGGTTATCAGCTGACCATTTTTATCCTGGATAAGCTTTGAGTCATCTACAAGCAGCCCCTTAACAGTGAACCGCTCTGACTCGCCATGCTCACCTGATGGTAGCAGACGCCCCTGCCGTACGACAGTGATATCCTGCTTACACCAAGGAATCAGGGACTTATACATCAGGTCTCATTTGCCATCATGCCTTTGTAGAAGATCTTTTCATAGTCATAGTCAGGCACAGGCGGTGTAGCCGTGAACACAGACAGATCCTCATACTTATCAGCCATGGCATTAAAGTATGCCGCTCGCTCACGCGGATCCTCAGACTGAGGGCCGAGCTGCCTCTTAACATTCTTCGCTGCGAAATGGGTGGCTGCCGCGCGAAATGCTGCGGCAATCAGCTTATTCTGGTTGTCAGGATACAAAGAGATGAGATACTCATACTCGGCATCCTGCATGATAGGTTCAGCTGCATCCGTATCGCCTAACGTGAACCGAAGCAAATCTACCGCACTCTCAGTCGGATCTCCACTGTAGGTGAATGCCATAATGACACCTCCTAGCTACCGAACGACAACCTGACGGGTGCTACATCCTCCTTAGAAGGCTTAGGCTGCTCTTCAGGCGCTTTCTCACCCTCACTGGGCGGGGCATCCTGCACAACAGGAGCAGCTACCACCTGCTGCACAGGCGCCCCAGAGGAAATGACCGCGGATTCAGTAGGCTCCTCAACTGCCAGAACGACCTTACGCTCAGACATGCGAAGCCTAAGAGAGCGGATCGCGGACTCATCCACAACCTCGCCCTTCCGCAGGGTTCGGCCAAAGGACCGAAATGTGTGCAAGACGAGGTACTTCACGGGACGCCCTCCTTACACCAGGTTGTAGAAGAACGTGCCGCAGTCCCTGGAAATGACCTTCATGTCGTAGGCCATCTCCATCTCGAACCGCTCGGTGCCCAGACCCAGCTGGTCCATCTTAATACGCACGAGACGGTTGCCGAAGGCAGAAGCGCCCTCGAGGCCGGTCCAGGCAAAGATGTAGCCAGAGGTGGGGGCCTTCAGGGAAGGCCGGCCGGCGCAGTGGCCGAGCAGCATGGCACCCTTATAGATGAAGTTCATGTCGATCAGCGTCTCGCTGTCGGCAGGCTCCGTCATACTGGGCACCTGGGCCTCACCATTGTAGACCGCCCAAGGAACGAGGATGCGGTCGAGCTCGAACAGGCTGGCGATCAGGTCCAGCGTGACGATGCCCTTCTGCGTGTACTTGATGCGGTCGATGATGGCCTCGTGGTTCTTCAGTGCATAGAAGACATCAGGGCTGATGATCGCATAGTTGGGCTTGACAGCCGTCTCCTCAGCCATCTCCAGCATAGCGTCATTGATGTCCTTGACAGGATCGCTGGACTGACTGGACCACTTGGCCGCTGCTTTGTCCTTGTCCCTGCCCCAGACGCCGGTCTTGAAGAACTTGCCGGCGAAGTCCAGCTCGCGTTTGAGCAGCATCTTGTGGCCAAGCCACTCGACGGTATCACGCTCGACGTCGAGGGGCTTATCGTAGTTGACCCGCTCCTCTTCGGTGATGTCGTAGTGGTAGGCATACTTGCGGCAGTAGTAAGGATCCGCAATCCGTGCGTTCCAGTTACCACCGGCGGACTCGGCACCGCGGCCACGCTCCTGAACCTCATTGCGGAAGTTGTCCGCCTTGCTGTACTCGAAGTACACATCCGACTGCTTCTGCACGCGGATGATGGGGAACGCTTTGTCGGCGATGAAGGCGTCCGCACTCTGCATGTAGGCAACAGAGATATTGGTCAACGCACGGTCAATGTGTCCCAGGTTTCTCATTTCAGGCATTACCTTTTCCTCCTTCCTACCAGATTAAGAAATGGTAATGGTCACTGTGATCTTGCCGGCGGCGGTCTCAGCCACGGGCGTGCCATTGGCGATGACGCCGGCACCGAAGGTCGCAGCGATCTCATTACTGTTTGCATCAGCCAGCGTGACGCTCGTCGCACCGTCAGACTGGTTGTCAGCCGTGAAGACGACCTCGCCAACCGTGATGGTGGCGACAGACTTGCCGGTGTGCTCAGTATCATCAGCCGTAGAGACCTTGACAGCGTAGTCACTAGCCTCGAGACCGAGTGCCTGAGCCACAGTGCCCTGCATGGTCAGAGCAGTGATCTTACCATTGGCAGGAGAGCTGTCAGACCAGACAGCAGAGTAGCTGGCCGTCTTCGCCGAAGCGATGCCGGCCTCCAGGATATTAAGGCTGGTGAGTTCACCAGCAGCGGCGTCGTTCAGAGCAACGCCGATGACACCAGAAGTACCCTTGGCAGCCTTGCCGGGGTTGCCAGTGTCGATGATCAGGGTATCACCGGCCTTCACGTCCTCAGAGACGCAGACAGGGTAAGTACCCTTGACGATGGTGACCATACGGTCGGCAGCTTCGCAGCCATACTCGCAGACGCCTGCGAAGTAACCGGTGCCGGCGGCCTTCTGGTACTTACCAGAGATCCCCATCTCGACGAGATCATACTTCGCGATCTCTTCAGAAGCGTACCACGACTGACGAGTGGTGATCGCTTCGAAAGCAGTCTTCGGATTCGCCATCGTTTACACTCCTTCCGTATACTTTCTGTAGGTCTCGGGGTCCGCGCTGCACGCCTGGGTGAAGGCCTGCTCGAAGGACAGCCCGGTGTTCTGCTTCATGATCTCATGGGCGCTCTTCTCGAGCTTGCCATAGAGGTCATCAGCAGAGGTGCCCACGAACTCGGGATTGGCACTGGAGCCCTCCGGAGTATGGGTCTTGTCGAGGATCGCAGCCGCAGCCTTCTCGAGGATAGCGACCATCGCCGGGCTGGCGGTCTTCAGCACATTCTTGAGCTCGTCCTCAGCGACAGGAATCGCCTTGCACTTCTCAAAGCGCTGAGCTGCCAGCGTGTCCGCCTTATCAGCCAGCAGCTGATCGATGGTGGCCTGCTGCCGCTTAAACAGCTCAGCCACCTCAGGGGACATACCCTTGGTCACATCCTCGGCAGGAGCCGGGGCAGCCTTTTCCAGATTCTCAACCTTGCCGTTAAGCTCAGTGATAGTCTGGTTGAGCTTCGCAACCGCCTGCTCATGGTCCGCGGTAATCCCGGCAATGTGCTTAGTCAGAATTTCCGCCTGATCAGGCTGCAGGGCCTGCAAGAGCTCTTCGTACGTCTTGGGCATCGTAGCATTCTCCTTTCTTTTCGTCATGATTATATCAGCACGTGAATTCGCTCCTTCATTGCACAAAGCAACTGCCCTGAGCCTGAGATCCACAAGCGCTGTCGAAGGATTGGAAGGGGTAATGCGACTTGTTTTCTCAACAGACATATCACACTGACCTCCTTTACATTATTATATGGTCATGTCTGCAGATTTGTACTGGTATTCTTATTCAAAGGCGTATTCGCCACTCAGCATTGCGGCGCCCTCAAGAGGGATGCGAGAGGCAGAGCCTTCAATTGAGAACATGTTGTAGGTCCCATCTACAACCTTCTTATAAACGTCAGGATCAGGGATGTAGAAGCCAACGAACCAGCCCTCAGGAATGGTACCCTCAGGGATGCCCATTGCCAGCATCTTTTCCTTGGTGAACATCATGCTTTCTACAAGCCATCCACAGTCAGAGCCCCACTCATGCTCCTGGTTAACGCCACCCTCATGGTTGAGCACGAAGTTATAAGCTGCAGCTTCGAGCACATCCGTCTCAATGACATCACCCTGCCAATCAAACGGCGTAGTGCCATCCTCCTGAACTGTGACGTTGGCCCAGCCGAACACCAGCTGATGAACTACCGGCTCACCAGGGTCTCCATTGAGGCCAAAGTTTCGCATGACACGATCGTACTCAGGGTCCTCACCCCACTTACGCTCCCGTCGTACGGGAACACGCTTGGTGACTCCATCGACCTCAACCTCTTCAGTCTGAACGAGGAGCCTGAAACCAGCGAGGTCCTGCTGGAGGTCCTTATAGAGCCCTTTTCGCAGCGGCACGATATCCACTGCCTTGGTAAACAACACTTTTTCAGCCATTTCAATCACCTCGTCAGCTGGTCTGACTGCTTTGCATTGTTGTTGGCAGCATCCTGGAAGTCATCATTGGTTCCAAGAGCTTCACCATCCTTGGGCTGAGCAGCCATGTATTCGTTGTATTCATCCTCAGTAAGCTGCGGCGCCTGGATAAGCCCCAGCAAATAGTTGAAGAGCTTCTGGTTACGCGTAGGATCAGTCTTGAAGGACCGCAGGATGAGTGCCACATCAGAGGCAGACGGCTGTTTGAGATCATCTACCACAATGCTGGGGAACTGCTCGAGCGTCCAATTGTTCAGGGCAAAGAGCGTAGGTACTGCCTGGTCATTGAGAATACTTGCAATCGAGTTACAGATCGTCTGCAGGCTACCAATGAGGGTTCCCTGCTTTGTCTCAGCAAGAGAGAAGCTACCGGTGGAGTCAGCACCGATCAGGATAAGATCACTAAGCATAGAGCTTGCAATGCGATACTCATGACGCCGAATGATCTTATCGGTGTCAATCCCAGTTCCACGCCCCTCAATGCCCATGAGCGTCAGCTTCCAATCAGTGTTCGGAAGCACAACACCATGGTTCATATCTTGCCGCAAGTCCTGAACAAGCTCCTGGGACCATGCGAGCATAGCTACCATCTGCTCATTGTCCTGATCGAACAGGTTGATGGTGGGAGGCGGCGAGAGTACAGGAATACCAGCAAGACCACGCTCTACACCGATGCCTTCAAGCTCTTCGATATAGCGCTTGAAATACCAGGAGCGGTATGCTCTACGCAGAATGCTCCAGCCCTCAGGATTGCCACGGTTCGCGCGCGTCACAAACAACAGGTTCCCATCGATAGGAATATCCTTAGTCTGTGCGTTGAGACCTACGAGGCCAGGATCCTGCCGGAAAGCCTGGATCACACCAGTGTCCTCATCAGCTACCCATTCATCAAGCGATGCCTGCGACCTAATCGGAAGTCCCTGCCAACCGATCCGACCGTCCGTATACTTTGACCAGAACTTGCTGTCACGCTCCTGAGGTCCTCTACGTGTCTTATAGACAATCTCATGAAAGCTGAAGCCATAGATCAACATCGACAGGGCATCGCAGATAAAGGAATCCCAGGGCTGGCCCCGCATATCATGCATACAGGATTCCAGGAACTCCGCTGCCTCAATGTCGCCAGCTTCCTGCGATGCCGGTCTAACATGCCAGTTAGCTCTGCGGGCCATCGTCTCAATGAGATAAAGGCAGCCCCCTACTACAGCATCATTTGACGACATTTCCTGGTACACCTTACCAGCATCAGGCCACTGAAGCTCATCCAGGAACTCTTCTTCGACCTGTCCAGAGCTAAGCTTCAGGCCACCGACGCCCATAGGTGCCATCTGTGCCTTCAAACGCGCTGCTTTTCTAATAGGCATTGCTTTTCCTCCTTTCTTTTACCGGTATCTACCGGACATGTTTTTATGCCAGTACGAGCCAGTAGAGCCCGTGCGTACAGCCACAGCTGGTTCTCCGCGATCTACACGCACCTTATACTCTCTGGCGCGAGGCGGAGGTGAATAGTTGGTATTAGACGGCTTGAAATAGGAAAATGCACCAGAGAAACCATCTACAAGGTCATCCTTGATGCCATTCGGGAAGGCACTAAGCTGTGCAAAGAAATCCGTAACGTTTCTACATGTGCTAACAAGGAATACGCAGCCAGTTTGGCAGGCCGCTGCAGCCGGTCGTGCTCTTTCTGCTTTACTACCTGATGGCTTAACACCCGCAAAGTCAAAGCCTTGGAGGATATAGCGCGCATACCGCTCTGTATTTGCCATACCAGCACTACCCGGCTCTTCCTCCATGCGTATTGCACAACTATGACCATCAGCTACTGCAGTCTGATAAACAATCTTTTCAGTATCACCGGGTGCCTTCTGGAACTGCAGAATGTCTGCAATATAGTAGTTTCCTTGATAGAACCCCAGCTTAAAACCCACCGTGTAGTCAGGATTGCGCGTATTATTCTTATTTTTGCGATGTTTCGGGTCTACAGCAGCAAGATCCCAAAACCTAACCCACCGCACTCCTGACGGCACCTCAAGCACATTGATGGAAATGATCCACGAAGTGTCAAAAAGGTCTCCGGTAGGCCTGATTTCCCAGTTTCCGTTCTCAAGCTGCTCCCTAGTGATAGGATCAAGCTCTGCAAGAGCCTCCAGATACGATTCACGGTCCAAATGTGGGTTATCTTTGAGCCCAGAAGGCAAGAAAAATCGTTTCTTATTGCCCTCTTCATCAAGATTATCTACAAAGAACCGATCGTAATAATAGTCACCATAGGTGCCACCAGGGTTAGCTGTTGCCCTAAATCGGAGCGGAAAATCAAGGTCTTTTGTCTTACGAAGACGAGAAAAGAGGTATCTATAGCTCTCAGGACTGATATGAGTGCACTCGTCCATCCCGATGAAGCTAAATTCAGCACCTTGATACCTCAAATGATCGTCTTTGTTATCCAGATAACCGAAAGTAAGTGTTGCACCAGACTCTTTGAAGGTGTAACGCTTGTCTTTGTCGGCCCAATGGACTTCTCCAGAGTCCAAATAAGGTCCCAACCACTCCTTGGACATAGGAATCAGCGCCCCAGGAAGCATTAGGTCAGAGAATGTCTTACGAAACAGGATCGCGGCGTAGCCTTTACGATCTACATACTGCAACGCGGCAGCAAGCAGAAACACAGAGTTATGTGTAGGGATCATATCCTTGGTCACAGAATACATATGGGACATGGAATCTACTGATATGCACTGGACAGGGACCGGATCAACCTTCTCCACAGCCTTTATATGATGCTTGGTTACGACCCCGTCTTTAACACTCTGGATAAATGTCACCCTGTGGAGCTTCTCATAGACCTCCCACATCTTCTCAGTTGTGATGTGGAGCTCCTCATAGCGATCCGGGCGTGTCGAGATGACCCACTCGTGGTCTGCGTCAGCCACAACCGAAGCCTCATTCAAGAAGTCTACCCTGTAGCACTCGTGGTCAGTGTACACAGGCCCCTTTGCAGTCACCTCACAAGGCCTTCCAAAGTCATCATAGACCAGATCACCTACCTGGATAGTCTCCATGGTCTGCATGCCGCGCTCTACTGTAGGTATCGGAGTATCTAAAGCCAGGGCTTTACCACCGCCTGCAGCTCCACCATAGAGAAGCTCCTTTACATTGTCCATAAGAAGAGCCGCTGTCTGCTTCGGAGTAGGCTGAATCGGGATATACTTCGTCCATTTGGGCGTCAGGGCCATCTGAAGCCTAGACAGGTCTTGATCGCTGAGCTTATCAAAACCTACAGCCATCAGAATCCCTCCTCCAATGAAGCGTCTACACCTATCCACTGGATGATTCGTTGTGCACGCTCTTTATCATAGAACGGCTGCACCAAGAACCACTTAAAGATAGGCTTATTCCCGCGCCCACGGTTACACTTCCTGCAGGCAGGCCCAATGTTATGTCGCGTGGTTTTGCCTCCTCGTGATAACGGTACGAAGTGCTCTCTATCGAACCGGGCGTCTTTGGCACGCCCCTCGGATCTACCACAGTAGCAGCAGACACCTCTGAAATGCAACAAAGCAGCCTGCCAGTCCTCGTTCGTATAGTCTACTGCCTCCATGCCGCGCAGCTTCTCTTTGCTCACAAACTTACCTGTTTTAGGTGCCTGCCGCTTAGCCCTACGCTTAATCAATGTACACTCCTTACACTGTCCAGTCGGCTGGTTCGTATAGGCCGCCCTATAGAACTCACTGATCGGGAGCTCACGACCACAGCAGCTACACACCTGGGTAGGGATCTCGAAGTGCAGCCTCACATTAGATGTCAATGCTGTCTGGCTCACTGTTGTCGCCTCCCTTCACAACTACTGTCGTTTTCCTCTCTACGCCTATGACAGCACCAGGCTGAACTACTCCGGTCTGCTGGAGTATGTCCATGACCTCCTGTAGGTCCTCAGCCTTAGTACGCTGCCGCGTCTGTTCCTGTGCAGCTACCTGAGCACTCTCCACCTTCTCCTCACGATAAGTAGTGATGTTCCGCTCAAGCTCAGACCCAAACTTCGCAAGAGCTACGATCTCATTAGGCCTCAGCAGCGAAGGGTCGATCTCATCTATAGCCATAGAGACCTTCTCCTGGAGCCTCTGAGCCATAGAGAGCTGCTTCTCATTCATCTCACGAATCGCTTTGATTCGCTTCTCTTGCCCCTCACTATCTACTGCCTTGGCCCATTGGACCATTCTGGCTTTGAAGTTCCACCGCTGTGCTGTGCGCGTGACGAAACCTACTGACAGGTTAACCTCTTTTGCAAGCTGTGACCACCTGGGCAAAGCAAGGGGATAGTAACTACGATACTTTTCCCAGACGATCCACTCATTATCAGTCTCTTCGGGTTGCCGCTCATACAGTGCGAGGCCAAGCTGACCCGCCTGTTCCATCCAACCTTCATTAGTTCTACGCATCAGCGTAGTCTGCTCTTCCAGCTTTGCATAGCATGTTGCACACAGCTGCGGGTTTCTGATGCTACGCTGGGTGGTGCTACCACACTCACTACAACGCCACTGGCCATCTACTCCAACAGCTTCCCATGCAGCATCTACAATCTCTGTATTGCCTGTGGGCTTGGTATGTGTGGGCACTCCGCCTTTTGGCCAAAATGGATCCGGCATCGTAGGAACTACTGTACCGCCTCCGCCAGCTCGCGGCGCTGACTTTTTATGCTCTACGGTAGCTGCGTGGAGCACATCAGCGTCGAGATGCTTGCCCGACGTGTTCATGGTCATTTCCTCCTTCCCATTTCTCATATTATATTATACGCACACGATGGCGAATAGCTACTAGTCGCTAGTACGCTATTACTTGTGTCCGTTGACTATACCCTCCAACTATGCTGTAATATTTGACTGTAATATTTGACTGTAATATTTGACTGTAATATTTGACTGTAATATTTGACTGTAATATTTGACTGTAATATTTGACTGTAATATTTGACTGTAATTATGCAGCAAGACAGCGACGCAGCGCCCAGTGTAAGGGATATGCACGCACACGCGGCTATAATCCTTGACTTTAGAAAGGCCTATGTCGGGCCTAATAAAGCCGGAAAGCACCTTGACAACTTGATACAGCACGCAGGGCCGAGATAAAGATGAGAGAATTTGTGGAGTATTTTCCTGTGCTTTGCATCTACCTGATGTATATCCTCGTGCCCCTGACTTTCTGTGGACTCCTTGAGGAGCTCATTGTTCGGACCAAGACTGGCCGTCGATTTGAGGCCTGGCTATTTAAGAAGCTGGGCATCAACACTGACGAAGATAAATAAATAACTAACTAAAGGAGGTCAGAGGTCCTGCGTGCTGTATCAAGTTGCCAGGGGGCATTGCACCTTGACAACTAAATATTGGTGAGTGAGAGATTGGTAGATAACCAAGTTCCTTTCTCACAACACTGAAAGGAGGTGGTGCCGCCAAAGCAGGCACCGTTCCCCGCGGGTATCTACACGCCAACTGAAGGTGTAGCCCGAGCAGTGAGGGTGAGAGCTGCTAGGCCACTGAGTGGCTGACTGCCGACAAAGTCGAGCATCGTGTGCACTAAAGAATAAAGTGCAGAAAGGAAATTACCATGGCTAACTCTAAACTGTCTGCCAACCTCACGCTCGCGGCGATCGCGATCAAGTATGACGTCAACGCCCACGGCGTCGACAACCTGAAGGCTGCCATCGAGAACGGGGAGATCCTGGGCATGCTGAAGGCCTGTGCTGATGAGCTGTATGGCGGGGACATGAAGCCCGTTATGGCTCAGTTCAATAGGAACCTGAGCAGCCAGCGCTGCACCCGGAAGATCACCGACACGGCCAGCAAGAACAGGGCTGACATGGTTGAGCTTCTCTGGGCTATGACCCACGGCACCAAGGTTGGTGCTCCTAAGGCCCCTCGTGCTGGCTTCCAGTACACGATCGAAGAGGTTGATGTGCTGGCTGCTGAGGGCAACGTTGCTGAGCTCCAGCGGCTCTACAACAACGTCCACAGCAACGTGAACAAGAGGCTGGCTGGGGAGCATCCCAGCAACTGGGCTGCCCGCTTCGCGGAGGACCCCACGCTGGCCCGCTGGGTCAAGGTGAAGGAGCACGTCAGTGAGGTGCTTCCCAAGGTCAAGGCTCGGGCTAAGGCCAGCAAGCCTGTCGAAGAGACCCCCACCAAGCCTGAGGTCAGCAACGACTTGGCCAAGAAGCTGGCTAACTACAAGGCTGGCAAGAAGGCCACGTTCACCCCTGAGCAGATGGCTGAGATCCTGAAGCTCCTCCAGGGCTGATCGCGCGAGTGTGAGTTAACAGAGAAAATGTGGGAGTGAGATTACCACAGCTAAAGAAAGTACCCCCTGCACAATTTAATCTACTACACGTTGGGTGATGAATAACGTTAAGCACAGAAAGGAATCTACCAATGACTAGTCTCAGCCCTATCGTTCAGTGTGAAGCCAAGACCGTTTGGGACCTGGTGGTCGCTGACACGTGTAGCTGCATGGAGCTCCATAAGCCCTGCAACAAGCTCATCGAGGATGGTGAGTATAAGCATGTGAGACTGCCCTGTGGCTATGCTTGTGAGAACCTGGGCACTAAGATGCTGTATCATTACCTGTTGAAGGATAATGACCTGCTGAAAGAAACCTATCCCATCTATTGGAAGAAGGTTACCTTCAAGGGTGAAATGAACGCGGTGCTTGGCTGGCTCAACCATTGGGATCCCAATGGAGACTGGGATGCGCAGGATGTGCTACTGACCCCTATCCAGACGATTAGGACCCTAGAAAATCTTAAGGCAGAGCTGGAGGACGACTACCAAGAAGTTCCTGGCTGGATCGACTCCTGCATCGACTACCTCCTGCTGTTTACAGTCTAAGTAATGAAGAATGTTGGGTGATGAATAACGTTAAGCACAGAAAGGAATCTACCATGGCTAAGTTCTACTACAATCCCGCAACCCGCACTTGTGGTACTAAACAGACCATTAGGTGCACCCTCACCACTGACCAGTACTATGAGTCTGAGAAGCGCTGGTTCTGGCATGCCGTGAAAGCCGGTGATGTGTACCAGGATCCGTTTAAGTGCCTCACTCCGAAGGTGGTTAATACCATCGAAGAGCTGAGTGAAATGGTGAAGCAGGCCGGCTTCTCTGGCGGTGTACACTTCATCGACGCTGAAGACAACCTGTACAACATCAATCAGACGGCTGCCTTTGAGTTTGCGCCTCTGAAGCACGATGGTCAGCATTCTAATGCAGGGATCAACTGGGCCACGTGCTTCTTCTTTACCGAAGAGGCAGCACAGGCATTTGGTGAGAGCCTCAATGCGGGACGCAAGCATGAAGATGGGTATTTCAGATGGGATAAACCTGAGTACCATGAAGACCTGGACACCTGGAGCGTCCGCTATCGCTGCTACGCCGACTAATGTAAAGTATGGGGGCTGCGCATCCTACACGCAGAGAAAGGAAACTAAATGAAACCAATCATTAGCTTCTATTTGGATAGTGCTGTCATAGAGCTGCACTTCTCAGGCGGGCCTTACGCATTTATTAACTGCACAATAAAGGAGCATTGGCCAGAAATGCTCACTATTTCGCACATCCCGTATGAAGCATTTGAGCTACTCGATATTGAGCAGCAAATGAAAGTTACTGATTTCGTAGATCTCATGGACTTTTGGTCCATTCCCGATTTACTCAGTGATGACGAGCTGCAAGATAGGATTAATATGCTATTCTCTGACTATCCTACGGTGTGCAGTATGTTATACAAGCTACTGTACAACTGGCTTCAGGATATAACTGAGAAGAATCCTGAAGAAGTACAGCAGCTAACTGATTCGTTCCTAACAGAACTTGGAGAGCTTCTTGAGGACCTTGACCAAGAAGACTAACGTAAAATACGGGGGCTGCGCATCCTACACGCAGAGCATATTACGTCAGGTTCAAGACGTTAAAACCAGAAAGGATCTACCATGAATAACACCAATCTCAACATCAACATCACTCTGAGCGCTGTCGAAATGGCTACCATTCGTGAAGCCCTGCGCTATGCTGCTCAGCAGGTCCATGACTCGGGTATCCCTGTGTTCGAGAACTATGAGACCATGAACTCTGCTGGCAAGTACGTGTTCGACGAAGACCTTCACACGGACAATCAGGCGAAGGCTGATCTGGCCCTCGAGCTGGCTGACACCCTGGATCTCATCGAGGCTGACGGTTATGACTGGATGGTCTTCCGTGAGGACTACTGCATCGGTGAGCGTTTCATGGCTGTCTGGTGCCGGCACTGGAAAACCGAGGACTTTGCTACCCCGCTGATCACTGAGTTCGTCTGGAGGACTCCCGCTGGTGCAATCTACACCAGTATTCACAAGGACTACGTGATGCCCCTCAACACCACTGTCGCAGTTCACTACGTGCCTTATGACAAGCTGACTGACAAGAATGTTGTGCACTACTACGACCTGGATGATATCAAGAACAAGGTGCCTAACATCTCTGAGGATCGTGAAGTCAATGATACTATTCTCGAGGCTCTCAGGACTTGGTTCAACTACCACATCTGATCTCACTCACCAATAGTTAGAGAGTGCTGGTGCATGGAAGGAGGTGATTACCTTGCACCAGTTCATCCTTGATCACTTTATAGATCCGGTTGGGCTGCATCCGCCGCGCGGTGCGGTCCAACTGATTGCGGCAAGGCCGGAGTGGGCACCGCGACGACGCGGCCCAGCTAAATCGTCCGCCGCGCAACGCACCATAAAAGCATCGCCGCCTTCCAGCAGGCCAGCGCCGCAGCGACCTTGGGATGGTAGAAACCAGAACAAAAGTCCCGGTGTAGAAGCCGTGGCGAGCAGTGTATAATGGCTATAGTGAGGGCGAGAAAGCGGTCTTTGCCAGCCGCGGTACGAGCTCCACGGTGCACTTTGACAAGCCCGCAACGCGGGCACAACACAGCGGGTAACACCCGCACATCTTGAAAGGAGAGCATACCATGAAGAAGCAGAACACCAACCTGAACACCACCGAGGCCACCGTCATCAACCCGTTCGAGAGCCTGAACGCCGTGAGCGTTGTGCAGGCCGGGACGAGGAAGCTGGCCTACACCGGAGTCCTGCAGGAAAAGGCTCGGAGCATGACCACGGAGCTCATCCGCAAGGCCGGTGGGGACGCCAAGTTGGCTCCCTTGGCCAACACCATGCTAGCGGACAAGACGCCTGAGAGCCTGCTGGCCTTCATCACCGAGGGCATCCCGTCTGAGCAGATGACGGAAGCGTCGAAGGTCCTCGACGGGTGCCCGGACGACGACCTGCCCAAGATGCTGGAGTCGCAGCGCTCCAACCGTTCCAAGGCCAAGAGAACCGGTTTGGTCGCCATGCCGAAGGTCATCGACTACGTGGCCAGCATGGTGGGTGAGCTCCTCATCCGGGAGCGCACGGGCAAGGCCTATGCAAGCACGGGCAAGCTGGCTACCGACCATGAGGTTCTCGCGGCCGACCAGGACCAGCTGGTCAAGCGCATCAACTCATTGGCTTCCAAGAAGTCCCGCCTGAGCAAGCTGGCCACCTACGATGCCAATGCCAAGTCTGAGCTGGATGCCGTCGAGGCCGAGCTGCAGGAGCTCCGGGCCCTGCGTCCCAACAAGACCAAGACCACGGTCAAGTCGGTCAAGCTCGAGGACATCAAGTCCGCGCTCGCGGCCATGTCCGATGAGGAGCGTGAGAGCCTGATCGCCCTGATGCAGCAGAGCGTCGGATAAGCTACCAGCCACCACAGTGAGTCCCCGGTCGAAAGACCGGGGACTTCCCTTTTTGCCCATCGCCGCAGCGCCCCGGTCTTTCGACCGGGGCTTTCTTTTTAGCTTGAACACCGCGACGGTGCGGTGCCGAAACCAGTGACCCGGCTTTGCCGGCCGCACCGTGTCGGCATGGTGCAATCCCGGCAGGCCAGCGCCGCGGCAGCCCGAAAAGCTCAGCATGTCAAGCTACTGGAGTTCTAACCGACAGGCCTGCACGCGGCGCCGGGACGCTGGATCTAAAATGCATGTCGGGTTTTTGCAACCCGGGGGATGCATCGACGCAGCGACGCGGGGATGATAGTGGCAGCGAACAAGCGCTGCAGCGTTCCGGGCGCGACAGGCCGGGGCGCCGAGTGCCAGCCTTTTAGCTCTTCCGAAAAATCGGAAAAATTTTTAGCTGCTCCGCGCGCGCGGAATGAAAGATTCCGGTGAAAATACGTCGACGTATTTGATTTGTAAAAAATCTGTAAGATTTGTAAAAACTGTAAGATTTGTAAAATCTGTAAGGCCCCCGGGCCCTATGTGTAAAAAATAAAAGTCGTACAAAACTTCCCGTCAGAACTCTGCTCTGCCCGCTCGTCCGCTCCAACTACTGACTGGTATCCTCTTTCTTTTCTACTCTATTGCTTCTTTATTATTCATATTTATTAGTATTATTATTATCTTAAATATATATGAAAAACAAAGAAGCGAGAGAATGAAAAAGAAAGAGTATTCCAGTCATAGATAGGAATGGAATGAGTGAGCGAATCAGATTTCTGACTGGTAGTTTTGTACGACTTTTTTATTTTTTCCAACACGCGCAGGGCCTTACAAATCTTACAGTTTTTACAATCTTACAGTTTTTTACAGTTTTCTTACAAACAAAATACGTCGGCAGGTAATCTCTGCCGACGTATATCCAGTAGATTCCAGGGTCGCCGCGGCGCCGCAATGCAGACTCGACATCAAGATGGGTCACAGCAGCGCAGACTTGATACTAATAAGGGACGCTGCAACTCAGATTCGACACCCAAAAGAGTTGCAATGCAGCTCAACCCATACCAAATGCTGACAGTAGAAGGATCAGGCCAGTCTTAACAACAGTCATGCGCCGCATAAACTTCGGACCAGGTGCGTTCTGTAGATACGCACGGGCCTGTGGATCATGCGCTGCAGCCTTACTGAGTTTGTGATAAACAGGGTAGTACTGCGTGTGTAGAACGAACGGGTCCTTAGGCCACTGGGAGCGAGAGGATGGAGCAGAGGGTAGCTCCCCAGTAAACTTGTAACCACGAGAAAGTTCAGCAATGACTGCTTTACGTCTCTCTTCAGGTGACATCATAGATACATCCTCCTTTTAACTCAGCAGTAATGGGGCCGACTGACAGTAGCTGCCATGCCTGGCGCCCACTCAAACACCAGATAAACCGAAACATCACGGCCGTGAGAGGTATCATCCAGTAGAAGGGAGTGCGTCTCATGCGCACGGGAAGCCCACTCTTCATGAAGCCCATGAGGGAACCCACCTTTGGCTTCAGCTTCACGGGCTTCGTGCTGATCAATACAGTAGCTACCCTCACCAGACACAAAATCTTCATACTGCTTGAGGAGCTCATCAGTAGTCAGTGCATTGCCCATATAGGGATACTCCTCACGGATCGCAGTGAAGGCTTGGGCCAGGGCTTCTTGGGTATCATAGGAGTCAGAGCCGAGATGGGTCCAGTGGTCGTACCACCAGCCGCCCTCCTCAGGGCCACCATAGCGACGATCGACCTCGTAGATGGAGATGAACGCTTGCGACAAGTGGTCATGAGACACCTGACGAATCGCGCTGTGGATATAATCGAACATGGACGTGGGACAGTCCTCGCACTGGTAGTCATCACTGGTGAGCGGTAGAATAAGGCGGGACAAGAGGCAGAGCTGATCATAGGTGAGGGGCAGCTGGTAGACCTCAGCAACAGGGTTGAGGTCAGTGGACCACCACTCCTTGAGACCCAGGGTAT